CTAAAGCAAACAATAGAAAGAATAAATTTGAAGTTTGAAGAGCTACTAATAGTTGATGATTACGATATTTCTAATTTACTAATGACTGATAAAGCTCCTAGTATAGTATCAAGAGAATATGATATAACTGTAGATACTTTTGAAGAATTAGAGTTTGTAAGCACTAACAATGTTACACAAGCACAATTACAGCCAATTATTTCAAATGGAAAAATAATAAGAGTCGATATAACCTCACCTGGTAGAGGATATAAAGTTCCACCTTCTTTAGAATTACGTGGCAAAGGAACAGGTGCGCAAATAGAACTTACAATTAATAGTTTAGGCAATGTTACGGCTGCTAAAATTGTTTCTCAAGGATCTGGTTATGGTCCCGATACAAGTATCACTGTACGTAGGTTTAGTGTACTTGTACAATCAGATTCTACTGCAAATAATATATGGAGTGTATACGGATACAATGAAATACAAAAAAATTGGTTCCGTCGTCTAAGTCAAGGATTTGATGTGACAAAATATTGGGAGTACAAAGATTGGTATGCACCAGGATATAATCAATTTACAAATGTAAATTACGAAATTGATGCTTCCTATCAATTACAAACAATCAATCCAGAATTTAATAGTGTAGTTAAAATTAAAAATATTGGCGGATCAGGATGGTTGCTATTAAAAAGAATTGGTTCTAGTAATAGTGAAGATTATTCTATAGATTATGAAACAATAGGACGAGAAAAAGGAACTATAGAATTTTTGTCTAATTTGTATGATAATGTAACTACAACAGTTGGATACGATAACAGAAGTTTCGACAGTGTGCTATTTGACAACAATCCTGCTAGAGAATTAAGAATAATATTTGAAACATTAAGAGATAACATATTTGTAAATAATCTTGCTTATGAATATACAAATCTATTCTTCTGCGGTTTGCGTTATGCAGTAGCTGAACAATCTACAATAGACTGGGCATTTAAGACTAGTTTTATTAAAATAAATCATAATGTAGGAGATTTAGACCAGCCTGCAACATTTAGGAATGATAATTTATTGTATTTTAGAGATTATGTAGAAGAAGTAAAACCTTATAGCAGTAAAATACGGGAGTTTGTTACAAAACATAATAGAATAGAACCTACAAATACGGCAGTTACAGACTTTGACGCCGGACCATTTTATAACAACGTCACTGACCAAATAGAAACACTTAAATCTACAGTAAGTCAAAATACACTTATAAAAGTTGACAATGTTCTAGATGAATATCCTCGCAAATTCTTCTTAGATAATATTGGCGCTCAAATATCTGAAATAAAAATAAAAAATGCTGGATCTGGCTATATATTCCCACCCAAAGTTATTATTGAAGATAATAATTCTGGAGCAGAAGCAGAAGCGTTTATTGGATATGGTAAAGTTACAAAAATTATGGTCCGTAATCCAGGCGGCATGTTTATAAATCCTCCTAAGATTAGACTAGAAGGAGCACAAACTGATGATGGTGAAACTGCAACTGCATTTGCAATCTTAGGAAAAAGTTTAGTTAGAACACCTAGTATAAGGGTAAAGTTTGATAGAGTTTCTGGAGATTACTTTGTTGAAGATTTGTTCCTAAGCGAAACCTTCACAAGTTCGGGTATTGATGTTAATTTTGATCTTAAATGGCCGTTAGATTTAAATAAAAATAAAATCAAAGTATTTGTAAATAATCAAGAAATGTTGCGAAGCACTTATACTGCTAGTAACATTGAAAAAGTAAAAGATTATACTTACCAGCAAGGCAGAATTAAATTTGTCACACCGCCTGTATCAACTGCTGTAGTCAGGATAGAATATTATAAACCATTAAGTTTATTAGATGCTGCAGATAGAATAAAATTTGCATACAATCCTGCAGACAATATGTTCGGTAAAGACCTAAATCAATTGATGACAGGCATAGATTATGGCGGCGTTGAAGTTAAGAGTTTTGATTTCGGCGGACCTAGCGGCTGGGATAGTCAGCCGTGGTACACAGATGCGTGGGACATATATGAAAATACTTTTGAGGATGAAATTTTTGTATCTGATGGCTCTACAATTGCTGTAGAACTCAGAAACCCTCTTGAAAAAGATATAGTTTATAATTTATATAAAAACGGTGTAAGAATAGACGATCCTAATTTTGATGAAGGTACATATACAAATTCTTATGCAATAGTTAATAGCATTACAGGTGATGGTACAACTACAATTATCGAAACACAAAATTTAGGAATAACTCTAAATGACGGAGACATTTTAATTGTAAGGAAAATTACAAGTGACGGTAGTGTCGTTCCTGATCTAGACAGTTATGATAGTGCTTTACAAGGTGGAGATTTAGCATATACTACAGCAGCAGGTATAAATGCAGAAGAAATAATTACAGACGGTGATTTGTTTGTTTCTACTTCTAGAGCAAAAACAGAAGAATTAGTGCCAGGATCTGTATTTGACACATTAGATTTAAAAGTTTATACAAGAAAATCTGGTAATCAAGGATTAATAATTTGTAAAAACTTTAGAATACCACCAAATACCGAAACCTTTACTTACAATTTTGATATACTACCAGGAACCATAGATAGTATACTTGTAAAATATGATGGCAGATTATTAGATAAATCAGAATTCAATGTAAACTGGACAGCAAAACAGTTGACGTTGGATGTTGAACCTCAAAAAACTCTATCTATTGTACTGCAAGAAGAAACAACTTCTACCAATATAATAGACAGTGGCGAATTACTGATAACACAGCAAGAGCAATATGATTTTGTTATAGATTACGAATACAATGACAACATTGCTCTAAGTGTTACTCTAAATGGTGATGTACAAGAAATAAATCTATTTAATTATTCAACAGTTGTTGAAGACGACAATAGAATAGCATTTAGACTTACTGAGCCAGCAACACTTGGCCAAACATTAAATTACACAATATTATCAGATAACCAAACTGTTAATTACAGTCAAATTGTTACTGACGAATTTGTAGCAACAAGCGGTCAACAAACATTTACATTAGGACAAGCGCCGTTTTATGCACTTCCTACAGAACATAATACTATTGTTAGAGTTGATCAAAAAGTTCTTAACAGCGGGTATAGTAAGAAATTTGTTATACCTGAAAACAACCAAAGAGAATATCAGTTAGAATTATTCCAACAGCCAGCAGGATCGTTAGATGCGCAAACTATGTTAGTCTTCTTAAACGGAGAACAAATTTTTACACCAACAGAATGGCGTTTAGATATTTCTAATAGTTCTATCATATTAGGAGACGAGTATGGACAACCAGGGGACACGATTGAAATTTACAATATAGCAGAGAGTGAATACACTATTAGTGGAAACCAAATTACACTTAAAGATATTCCTAGCAATAATGCAACCATTTATGTTACACAATTTAGTAACCACAATTTAAAAGAAATAGAAAAAATACAATATGATGTGGTAAAAAGAGAAACACTTATTACCGATACCGAATTAAGCACGTATCTTAGACTAACTGCAGGCGAAATACAATTAAGAGCTCCTGCTATTGATGCACAATATGTTTGGGTTAACAAAAATGGAGAGTTATTAACACCTAGTGTGGATTATTTTATTACTGATGACAGAATGAGATTAAGACTAGTAAATATTCCTAACGAAAATGATACGATAGAAATAATTCATTTTACAGCAGATCTTACAGTAGAAGGATTCGCATATAGACAGTTTAAAGATGTTCTTAACAGAACACACTACAAGAGATTAGATGCACATTCTACAGTATTAGCCCAAGATTTGGCATATAACGACCTTAGAATAGAAGTGCAAAACGGAGAAGATTTACCAACACCTGATAAAGGAAAAAATCTTCCAGGAATTATTTTTATTAATGGCGAAAGAATAGAATATTTTGTCAAAGAACAAAATACATTGCGCCAGATAAGAAGAGGTACACTAGGTACAGGTGTGCCAGAAGTTCATGTTGCTGGCCAAAAAGTGTTTAATCAAAATAAAGATAAAACTGTGCCTTACAAAGATCAAAATTTAGTTGCAAATTTAACTGCGGATGGAGTAAGCACTACGTTTACGATAGGGTACAATATAGATAGTATTAATGAAATTGAAGTATTTGCTGCTGGCAAACGTTTAAGGAAAAATGAAATAGCTGTATTTGATCAAACAAAAGCTTTAACTAGTCCTGAAGGAGACATAATTTTACCAGCAGAATTTAGTGTTGATACAGTTAATAACACAATAACGTTGTTGAATGTTCCACAAGAAAATTCAAGAATTACAGTAATAAAAAGACAAGGACAAGTATGGACTAAAGACAATGAAATGCTAGGAAATTCACAAAATTCAATAGCAAGATTCTTACGTGCTGGTACATATGAACAACCTTAATAAATACAGTATAGGATAATTTGGATAGTATAATGCAAGAAAATCATGGAATATTAGTACAAGGTCATATTAAAATATTTGACCCAACTTCCCAAGAAGTTTATGTGAATAAAAGGAATGCAATCCATTATGAAAACATGAGTATTGCATTAGCTGAAAGCCTTGCAAATGCAGGTGAAGGATTTATATACGAGATGAGTTTTGGTAATGGCGGAACAAACATTGATCCTACAGGCATAATTACTTACCTTACTCCTAATTCTACAGGAACAAATGCAGCACTTTACAATCAAACTTATACTAAAGTTGTAGATGATTCTAGTGTAAACAATACAGATCCTACAAGAAATAAAATTGAAACAAGACATTTAAGCGGTACAAACTATACTGATATTCTTGTAAGCTGTTTATTAGACTACGGAGAACCAGACGGACAACAAGCTTTCGATACAGCAAGCAACACAAATGATGTTTATGTATTTGATGAATTAGGTTTGAAAAGTTATAGTCCTGATGGCACTGGCAGACTGATTACTCATGTTATTTTCCATCCTGTGCAAAAGTCACTTAACCGCTTGATACAAATTGATTACACAGTTAGAGTACAGAGTTTGACAGGATAAAAATATGGCATACCAAATTAGTTATACAGATGTTGTAAACAAAGGAACAATTATAGTAGAAGATGCTACTCTAAATGATGAGACTAGCTTAACTATACCTGGACGTAATGTTACTTCATATGGACAAGCTATTGCAGAAAACTTTTTACACCTATTAGAAAATTTTGCAAATAGTAGTGCTCCGGAGCGTCCAGTAGAAGGACAGCTTTGGTATGATAGTTCTGAAAGTGTAAATCAACTGAAAGTTTATGACGGTACAACCTGGACAGCCAGTGGAGGACTTAAAAAATCTCCTTCACAACCAGAAGTATCTAACAGTATAGCAGGCGATTTGTGGGTAAACACAGAAAGTCAGCAATTATATTTGTTCACAGGTACAGGATGGGTTTTAGTTGGTCCAGAATTTAGTGATGGACTTTTAACAGGAACTCAATCTGAAAACATTATAGGATCAAATGATAGTGTTTATTCAGTATTGACTGTAAAAATTAAAGATAAACCTGCAATAATTATATCAGACAGCGATTTTGTTCCTAAAACAGTAATTCCGGGTTTTAGACAAGGTATAAAGGCAGGTATGAATATTACAAATCAGCCTTTAGTTAATGACACTTTAAAATATAATGGCATAGCTGAAAAAGCAGAGGCACTTATTGTGGGTGAAGAAGTTGTGCCTGCAATAAATTTCCTTAGAGGAAATGCCCAAAGCCAAACAAGTTTTCCTTTGATAGTAAAAAATGATGAAGGTTTATCAGTAGGTTCGGGAAATCAATTAAAGATTGCTGTAGAAAATGAAGCAGTAATTTTGCAACAAAACATTGTAGGGTCTAATATTGACTTTAGATTAAAAACATCTACTGGATTACCTACGGTGATGCGACTAGATTCTGAGGGCTTTGTTGGAATTAATACCACTGCCCCTGAAACAGAATTAGATGTAAAAGGCGACATTACAATAGCACCTAGAGAAGGTAAGCCTGAATCCGGTATACTGAACGTAACTAGTGCTAATAATAGCACAAGCATAAACAGCGGTTCTATAATAACCAGCGGCGGCGCCGGCATTGCTTTAGATTTATATGTTGGCGGCAATGTAGACATAGGAGGAATATTACAAACAGGAAATATTGCTCCTGATTCATCTGGCACAAGAAATGTAGGAACAACAAATAATAAGTATGATCAAATTTTTGCCAATACTTTTATAGGTAATGTACAAGGTAATGTGAGTGGTACAGTCACTGGTCGGGCAGGTTCTGCAGATAGACTATCAAGTGCAACTACATTTTCTGTATCAGGCGATGTAGAAAATAATAGTTTTGAATTTGATGGTCAAACAGGCGGCACTAGTAAAACTTTCAATATACAGGTTGCCAACAGTTTTATTGCTAACAAAGATCTAACATTTGATGCGTCAAATGCAGATGAATTATTATTAAATGTAAAAACCGGGTCAACTGGCGTATATAGGATATCAAAAAGAAACTTTCTTAAAACTATTCCTTTAGTTCCACCAGGATCAATTATGCCATATGGGGGTATAAACGCTCCTGAAGGATGGTTGTTTTGTGATGGCAGCGAGGTTCTAAAATCAGATTATACAACATTGTTTAACGCAATTGGATTTAATTTTAAAGATTCGTCGTTATTATCAGATGAAGGAGTAAACAGTTTTGCGCTTCCGGATTTACGCGGAAGATTTGCATTAGGTTTAGACAATATGGGCGGACAGCCTGCTAATAGGGTAACTGATATTGCAGCGGATGCAATAGGCGGAAATGCTGGCAGTGAATCACGCACAATCAACACAGATAATTTACCCGAACATGAACATGATATGGAAGCGCCATCGGGAACGCAATATTATGGATTGCGTGTAGGCGCCGGCGAACCAGTTGATGAAGAAGCAATTACATTTACAATAGATCCAGGTACGGGAGGCACCCAAGCATTTCCTGCTAGCGGCGGCGTAAAAACTACAGGAGATCTCAATCAACCAATAGAAACTATGAATCCATTTTTATCTGTAAACTACATAATTTATACTGGAGAATAAAGTGAGTTATCAACTAAACAAAACAGACGGAACATTACTTACTGAATTAATTGATGGACAAATTGACAATTCGTCTACTAATCTTGTTTTAGTTGGTAGAAATTATTCCGGATATGGAGAATTTTTTAATGAAAATTTTATTAAATTATTAGAAAATTTTGCTAACACTTCTGCTCCTAGCAATCCTTTAGTAGGTCAACTATGGTATGACAGGTCGGATGAAAGATTAAAAATTTATGACGGCACTACATGGAAAGCAAGCGGCGGTCCGTATGTGCAAAATACTAGACCGCAAATGGTTGCAGGCGATTTGTGGATAGATAACTTAAAAAATCAACTTTATGCATTCGACGGCAATGATTTAATTTTAGTTGGACCACAATATACAGAATCACAAGGTGTAAGTGGATTTAAAATCGAAAGCATACTCGATACTCAATCTAGATCAAGAACACTAGCAAATTTATATATTGCTGGCGAACTAGTTGCTGTGCTAAGTAGTTTAACATTTACGCCCGTTTATAGTCAGAGGATTTTAGGTTTAGTAACAGAAGACAATCCAAATGGTATAATAAATGAAGGCATAAATGTAATTGATAGTGCTAATTTTAGATTTTATGGAACTGCTAGTGGTGCTAATGCTCTTATTACAGGTGCAGGAGTTACTAGAACAGCCGACCAGTTTTTACCTTCAGATGCTAATGGAGTAACTGTTGGTACATTAACAATTCAAAACTCAGGTGGTTTAACAGTTGGTTTATCACAAAATCATGTTCAAAAAGTTGTTGGACCGAGATTTTATTTTGAAAATCAGTTATTAGATAATGATATTAGTTTGCGTGTTAGAACCACACCATCCGGCGCAGTTATTGTTGATGCGTTGTATATAGATGCATCAACAGAACGAGTAGGCATTTTTACAAATACACCACAGTACACTCTAGATGTAAACGGTGATCTTAGAATAACTGGAGATTTAGTTGTTGAAGGCGATACAACTACCGTTGAAACAACAACACTTCTAGTTGAGGATAAAAATATTGATCTTGCACATGTGAAAGGCGGTTCATATGGCGATGATACAGCAGTTGACGGCGCAGGATTAACAGTATTAGCTAGTACTACAAACAAAACATTTACGTGGGTTAATGCAAATAATGCATGGACATCTAATTCAAATCTAAATTTAACTTCTACCGGTTCAACTTATAAAATTGGCGGTATAGACAAAATTACCAATACAACTATTGATCCTAGTATCGATACTGCACTTGGTCTAACTAGGATAGGCACACTGATTTCTCTAGAAGTTGATGGCACAATTACAGTTAATAATACTTTACAAAGTGCAACTACACTTAATTTTATAGCAAATGATGTAGATATCGATGGCAGAGGAATTTTAATTACCGGTGCTGGCGATATTCATGTTACAGATAGTCAAAAAATCACAGGGTTGGCTGATCCTACACAAAACCAAGATGCAGCTACAAAGTTTTATGTAGACAATCAAATTGCTACTGAACCGATTGTGTTTTCTATGGATATTACAGGGTTGGGTACAGGCGCAACACTATATTCTAATTTAATTGCATACTTAGATGATTTATATCCTGCCGCAGTAGAAAATGCGGGTAAATCAGCTAAAATACACGCAACATCTTATTCTGGTGCTACTGTTAGCGGTATCAACGTATCGGTTGCGGACAACAATACAGGAGTTTTACAAAAATCATTTATAGAAGTTGATCTAGCAGGCGGCGGCACAGGAGCAGTTGTACAAGATATTGTAGCAAATACTACTGCATCTGGTAGTGCTACACTTTCGCCATCTAGACAACTTATTACTTTTTCTTCAGATGGTGCTGCATGGAATTTTGTTAGTGACACTGCATATCCATAATTGAATAAATAAGTATATTACTTAGGGGCTTGACAAAAATGGCGTATCAAATTGATAGATATAATAATACACTGTTAACAACAGTAGAAGACGGTACAGTAGATCAAACAACAGATCTTAAATTTATCGGAAAAAACTATGCCGGTTACGGTGAAATACAAAACGAAAACTTCCTGTTTTTGTTAGAAAATTTTAGCGGTGCAAATCAACCATCTAGGCCTATAAGCGGCCAGGTTTGGTTTGATAGCGGTAATAGTAAATTAAAATTTTACGACGGCACACAGTGGAGAACTACAGGCGGCGCTGAAGTTGGCGCGGACGAACCTGCAGGACTTACAGACGGTGATTTTTGGTGGGATAATACCAACGACCAATTATATGTTTACAATGGCACTGCTTTTGTTTTAATAGGCCCACAAAACGCAGGCGAAGGTGTTACACAAATGCAAAGTCGTGAAGTGTTAGATAACGGCGGAGCGACTAGAAGCATAATTGCAGCAACAGTAAACGATAACGTTGTTTCTATAATTAGCTTTGACTATTTTGTGTTAAATGCAAGCGAAACATCTTTAATTGATGCAGGATATAGTACCATTTATAAAGGTATCACTGTGCCAAATTATTCGGTAGTTTCTTATACTCCATTTACAACTGGACGCCACAGTTTTGGAGGAACTGCCCTTGATTCTGACAGGTTGCAAGGATTAGCTGCAAATCAGTTTGTACAAACTTCTAATCCAACATTTACAACTTTGGTATCATTTCCAGATGCAGGTATACGTGTAGGTGATAGCCAAGATTTAAAGATACTTGTAGAAAATGGAACCGAAGCTGTCATTTCAAATATCACAGGCTTGAATAGTAAGATTAAATTTAAAGCAACAGATAGCGGCGGCGTAGAAACACACATTGCTACACTTACTAGCTCAGGTTTGAATCCTTCTACTAACAATACCTACGATCTAGGTAGTGCATCTTTAACTTGGAATGATATATATGCAAGTAGTTTTGTTGGAGTTGCAACGAAAGCTGCTTCCTTAAATGATGGATCCGGCAATTATAGAACAGCATCTGTAGGAACATCTAACAATACAGTGGCGGTTCGTGATGCAACAGGTAACTTGTCAGCAAATTTATTCCAAGGTACTGCTACTCAAGCAAGGTATGCTGATTTAGCAGAAAAATATACAACTGGCGAAGAGTTAAAAGCAGGAACTGTAGTTTGTGTATGCGACCATACAGACCATGAAGTTGAAGCAGTGTCTAAAGGTTGTACAGCTATCGGAGTTGTATCTACTGACCCTGCATTTATGATGAATAGTGAAGCTGCCGGACAATACATTGGTTTAAAAGGACGATTGCCTGTAAGAGTAATTGGACCAGTTGCAAAAGGCGATGCTGTATATGTTGACGACAATGGTTGTGCAAGTACAGCAATTAATGGAGGTTCAGTTGTTGGCATTGCATTAGAGAACAACTTTGACGAGGGTGAAAAACTAGTAGAATGTGTTCTAAAGGTATAAGGGATCGTCATGGCAGAAGTTACCGCAGCAAGAATTAATAACCTACAATCAAGGATTGAACTAATTTTAGGTAATGGCTCCGGTACAACCGGGTATGGACAGCTTATACAAAGTTCTCAAGTGTTACCCGGAGATTTAATTGATGCTGATAATCTAAATAATTTATATGTTGATATTATAAAAGCTAGGATTCATCAAGTTGGTCCAAGTGATCCTAGTGTTACAGAAATACAAATTGTATTAGAAAATCAAAACGTAGTTGCAGACGAAACTTCATTTATAATTAATGATCAAGGACTAGAGTCAGCTGACCCCGAAGGAACAAAAAAGGGTATATCAGATTTTGAGTCATTAATGCGTAAAGTCGAAACCGACAAAAGTAATGTTCATCCTAGCCAAGCAAGCTCTCAAACAGCAGTCACTTCGACAAGAACAAGTACTTGGAATGGTTTAATATTTCACGAGTTTACTGTTACTTTTGGCAGTAGTGATGCAAGACGTCACTATTTTAATACAGGCGGCGAAATTAGAATTGATCCATCTAATACAAATGCTAGTACTCCTAAGGGTTTAGATTGGGCGGCGTTGACAAACGAAGTAGGTATAGTAAGATTTAACAGTCTTGCAACTGCCGCATCTTCCGGAAGCGGAACTAATATAGGTAATTTTGGCTTAACTAGTTCGTATCAAACCATATACACAAAAATTGGCGCAGGATCTTACAGCGGTGTATATGCAGGAAATATCTTTTTAGTAAAAGCAAGAGCAGTAAGTGAAACTCAAATATCATTTAGAATTGAATTTAATGATGTTGTTGGCGATAACAATGTGGATAATAATGTTGACGGGACATTAAGAAGTTTAATTACACTATTTAGAGCCACAGGAGATGTAAGTGTTCCTTCTCCTGGTGTATTCACAAATGTTGATCTAACAGGCCAGACACCGACAAGTGGACCTACATATGTATTGACTCCAAGTGTATCTGCTGTAAATGAAGGATCTGCATTTACTATTACACTAAGCACATTTAATGTTCCTACAGGAAGTACAGTGCCATATACTATCACTGGCATTAGTGCTGCTGATTTAGTGTCAGGTAGTTTATCTGGCAATTTTACCATTGACAACAATGGCATAGGAATAGAAACTTTTGCAGTTGTAGCTGATTTTGCAACAGAAGGTGTAGAAACTTTTGAACTTGCATTAGATAATAATCTAGCACGAACATCTGTTTTAATTAATGACAGTAGTGCAGAATCAGGAGCAGCAACATATATAGTTACTCCTAGTTCAACAAGTATAAACGAAGGCGGCACTGTTAGTTTCATACTTACAACCACAAATGTAACAAATGGTACACAAGTGCCATTTACTATATCGGGTATTCAACGTGAAGATCTATCAGACGGAACTTACAGCTTAGATGACTGGTACAACGAATTTAGAACCTCCTACTTAAACGGAATATCTAAAGAAGATGCACTAGAAGGTTTTGATTTTGTATATCCATATTATAATTCAAACAATCAGTATCAAACACAAAATTGGGGTACTAGGTATGGACTGTTTAGATTACCTGATGCTGCCGGTATCGCATATTGGACAGATGAGTACATACGTGTACACAATAAAAATGGAACTGCTTGGGAAAATGTATTCTGGAGTAGCGTAAATTACAGTACAGTGCCAATAGCATGGATACAAGCAAACGGCACAGAAACTGATTCATCAAGATCTCTAACGCCTAACAAAACATATTTAATTGGTACCGGAAGCGGATCAGGAGTAACATATACTTGGGATGACTGGTATGCAGAATTTCAAGCACAATATAATTGGGCTTCGACAAAAGAAGCAGTACTATCGGATAAAGACTTTATATTGAATCTATACGAGAGTAATGATGCTTTTAGTACAAGTTTAGGTACTAGATACGGATTATTTAGAAAACCGAGAGCAGAAGGCATAGCATATTGGGTAAATGATATACAAAGAGGTATTTCTCGATCAACAACACAAGATAACTTTTTCTATTCTGCAAGCCTAGGAACTACACCGTGGGGAGGTCTCACAGATGCTGAAAGGTCTTTAACACAAGATAAAGTATTCATAAGTGCAGGAAACGGTGTTGTATATGATAGAGGTACCTTTGGAACAGTAGGAGACAGAGGTACTCCGGGCGGCACCTTGTCAGATGAATTACAAGATGCATTTACAGTTTATGGTAATACAGCAATAAAGAATTACAATCCAGTAGCGGATGTAATTACTGAAGGTCAGGAAACAATGACACTTACATTAGATAATCATCCTGCAGTGTCTGCAAGTATTACAATAAATGATACGAGTATTAGTGGTGAACCACCCATAACAATTGACGCACCAACTATCACTAGTTGGACATTTAATAGAAGTGTTGCATATTGGGGAGAACCTGTTTTCGCAACATGGAATGTGTTAAATGCTGATAGTGTTACTGTATCACTAGCAGGGCCAGGAATATCACAGATTGACACATATACTACACTTAACGGAAGTAGTGATATAGTAATATTTGAAGAAGCAGACGGAACAGGTAATGTGACTGCTACGCTTACAGCATCTAATGCAGGCGGCAATGTTACAGCAACAGTAACTATACCAGTAAACGCACCAGAACCTACAATCAGTGCATTTTATCCAGAACCTTTTGGTGATATAGAAATAGACACACCAGTTAGATTAATTTATCAAGTTGCAAATGCAACGACCGCAAGTATTACAACTAATTATGATGTAGAATATAGTGATTTGCCACTTCCGAGCGGCTCAACTGGTGCAACATCATTTACGCTAGAAGAAATAGGAACAAAAACTGCTACCCTTACCGCACAAAATAGTCAAGGCAATACTGTATCACAAACAGTTAGCTTTGAAGTATTAAGTTCAGTTGAACCTACTGCTCCAAGTTGGCTTGTACAGCCTGAATGGTCAGGTCTTGCAGAAAGTGTTGCATTCGGAACAACTGGCAGAGGATTTATACAAGCAGAAGGCGATATTGATTCGGTAGAATATACAATTACAGGACCTTCAGGAACCGCAACAGATGTTGTAGATTATACTCCTGGCTCATTCTATTTTACTCCTAACTATGGATTTACAGCAGAAGGAGACCATACTGTGACAATGACTGTTACAGGGCCAGGCGGCTCTATTAGCGGTAGCGATACGGTCACAGTATTGCCGCCAACTTAATGAATGTAAAGACAACTTCAAATAAATAGTAATAAGGAGAAACAAATTGCCTGTTACTATTACTGCAAATAGATTTAATGACTTATATTCTCAAGTAGAACAAATTCTTGGACCATCGACTCCTGCGACTTACAACTGGAACGATTGGTACGATGAATACAAAACTATATACTGGGGAAGTACACCTAAGGCAACTGTGCTTGCTTATAAAGATTTTGTTTTAAATTTATACGAAAGTAATGATGCTTTTAGTACAAATCTAGGCACCAGATATGGATTGTTTAGAAAGGCAAGAGCACTAGGTGTAGCATATTGGGTAAATGATTTGACCAACGGCTCTTCTAATCAAAACCTGATTAACAACTTTTTTACTTCTGCAAGTCTTAGCACAGTTATTCAGTCAGACGGTCAAACAGATGCTCAACGATCATTAACTTCTAGTAAAAGTTTTCTATATTCTGGAGTAGGAACTGTGGTATCAGATAGAGGAGAAGCTGGATACGGCTATGGACAATCTCTATTAAGCACACCTGTCTCTTCCACGGTAGACATAATAGATGATGAAGAATATATAAATTTATATAAAGATATTATACGGATAGATGCCCATCAAAACGGCGATGGAATTACTATTGATCCTTATGTTGTAGGTGATTATGCAACAAATCTAGCATCAACTGATAAAGTAGAAGAATTATACATATCAAATTTAGAAACCCAAGTTGGAGGTCTAGAAACTAATAGATTTGATATAGACATTACTAACCAGGCAGACATAGTTCCGTTGTTTGTACCTAGTGGGCTTTTTGTACTAGGGTCTACAAGAAGTTTACAATGGCGAACAGCTATAAGTCATATTTTTACAGTAGATTTTTCGAGCGAAACATCTTTAGATAGCTTTTTTAATTCGGGTGGAGAAATAAGAATGTCTTTGACATTAACGTACACTGGCGGAGAATTAAAAACCAACAACTGGAAAAATTTAATGGCAGATGTTGGGCAAATAAGAATGGGCTATAATAAAACACAGGATTCAGATGGAATTATATCTACTAAGGGTTACGCAGATCTAAGTTCTACTTATACAAGGGTTTACACAAGTTCTAGCACTACCAATTATTCAAATAATCAGATAGTTGTGGATGCTTTAAAAGTTGACGCTAATACTTTACAAATAAAATTGCAATGCCAAGATTTCCATGGCGAAGGTATAGATGAATATGTAAAAGGAACAACAACGAGCCAAATGTTCCTAGCTGTACCTAATGGTGAAATACTAATTAATGGCGAAACTATTGACACGGTCGTATATAGTGATGCTATTACAGGCACTACAGTAGCTAATTTCTAAGCCAGTCTTTCATTGACAACAAACAAATTATGTTATATACTATAGTAAAAGTATAGTAGGAGCACCTCTATGGACGAACGTCTTAAAAAAGCACTCGATTTTAGTAATTATATGGTTACATTAAATAACCAAAAAAGGGTTTTAGAAGAAAAATATAATCAAGAACTTCTTTACTATCATAATGGGTCTCAGTTTACAGTAACAAGAGAATTAATTAACTTTTGTTATACATTACTATCAACAGGAAATACAGAAGTTGTTCTCGTTGATGATAATAAATTGCCTGTACAAGTTATCGATCTCGAAGAGTTTCACTCAAATGTTCTTGACGTTTATTTTACAGCTTCTAACAGTTACTACAACGAGTTTGTAGAACTAAAACAAAAAAGAACAGTAGAAAAATTAGTGGATGCAAATGAGTAAAGGTGTTATAGTATTTGCTAGAAATAATTCAAATATTGATTATGTAAAACAAGCTTTTTATCTAGCTAAAAAAGTAAAGCAGCATCTCGGTCTACCTACATCTATCATTACGGATAATGTAGATTATCTAAAAAAAACATATAATGAAAATGTTTTTGACAAAATAATAGAAATTGATTATGACCATAAAAAAAACTTACGTAACTTTTTCGACGGAGCATTATCATCAAAATCTGATAATTTTAAAAATTCTTCAAGATCGTCAGCATACGATCTGACACCTTATGACGAAACGCTTTTGTTAGATAGTGATTTTATTATATCTAATGATTTGTTTTTGAATTGTTTTCGTAGTAATCATGATTTATTATTATATAAGGATTCTTATGATTTAAGTGGTACTAGGAATACCAAAGAGTTTGAGTTTATTAGCGATAGCGGTTGTGAATTTTATTGGGCAACCTGTGTGTTTTTTAGAAAAAACGAAACAAACAAGATGTTTTTTAATTTGATAAAACATATTCAAGAAGAGTGGCATCATTATAGAAGAGTTTACCAAATTCAATCTTTGTTGTTTAGAAATGACTTTGCATTTAGTATTGCAATACATATCCTAAATGGATTTAAAAAAGGAAACTTTGCAGCACAGATGCCAGGAAAACTAACATACATTACAGATCAAGATATTTTATGGAATATAGATAAAGAGAAAATGCTTTTCTTAGTTGCTAAAAAAGATTACATTGGTGAGTATCATGCTATCTCTACAAAAAATTTAAATGTACATGTTATGAATAAATTTAGTTTGTCACGTGTGATAGACAAGGAACTGGTAAATGAACAATAAAGGTTTTTTAGTATTAGCACAGAATTCTTCCTCTGGCGATTATATTATTCAATCTTGCCTTTTAGCAATGAGTTTAAAGGCGACAAATAATGCACCTATAAGTATTGTAACAAATGACGAAGTACCAGACAATTATAAATTTTTGTTTGATAATATAATTTCTATTCCGTTTGGTGACGATGCAATAGACAAAGACTGGAAAATAGAAAATAGATGGAAACTGTATCATGCCACACCATATGAAGAAACAATTGTTTTAGATACAGATATGTTAGTTTTAGAAAATATAGATTCATGGTGGCAATTTTTAGAAAATTACGATGTTTATTATACAAGCAAGGTATATGACTATAGAGGAGATATTGCCGATACATCTTATTATAGAAAAGCATTTGAGCAAAACAATTTACCAAATCTATATTCAGGATTCCACTATTTTAAGAAAAATGATTTTGGCATGAATTTTTATCAAGAATTAGAAACCGTTGTAAAAGATTATGGCAGATTTTATGAAACAGTAGTTAAAAAATCGACCCCTAGTTTTCCTAGTATGGATGTCTGTGCTGCAATAACAGCAATAAATCTAAATTGTACGAGCAAAATAACAAACAAATATGTTAAAAATCCTACATTTACTCATATGAAACCTTATTGTCAAGGATGGGAACAAGTAAACAAAAGTTGGTTAGACAAAGTAGGATGCTATATCAATCCTAAATGTGAAATAAAAATAGGAAATTTTTTGCAGTCAGGTATATTACATTATACAGAAAATGATTTTGTAAATAAAACTCCTGTGATAGAAAGATATAAGGTCTTACTCAATGTCTAATTTAAAAGAATTACTTAATAGTATTAAAATACAACAAGCAAAACAAAACGAAAGTTATGTTTCTTATGAAAAAGCAACAGGTAAAATTTATAAAATTACCAATCGGAGACCTTTAGATACCGAATACGAAATTGCACCAGTTGCTACAGAAATAGTAAAACCTATTTTAGAAGGAACAAAAAGTGTTTCTGATTTTGTAGTTGTATATGATTTTGTATTGAAACAGGTTGTTGTAAAAGAAATTAATTATGAAGATCATTATAACAGTGCTAGCTCTTTTATTCATGAATTTTCAAGAACTAGCTCTAGTAACGAAGGACATTCTAGTTTAGAAAAAATATACGACGGTGTAAGTATAGATATTTTTATTAAGCAAGATAGATACAAAAAAGATCAATTAGTCTTTTATAATAACAATATATACAGATTTTTAAAAGACAACAAAGAAAATGAAGATTTTGACTTCAATAACGTATTACTTTTTGTTGAAGATGTAAAGTTATCAGATTTGTCAACAAAAGATCATACAGTGTCTTTAGAAGTTTCTGTACCAATATATGATGGAGTACATGTTGATGTATGGTATAATGAATTAGAACATGTGGCCGGACAACACGTCTATTATAATGGTAATGTATACAAAATTAAAAAAGACCAAGAAAGAAATACAAGTTTTAACGAAAGTAATTGTGAATTAATTGTAGAAAATGTAATTCTATACAATGATAGTAATAAGGAACTTGAATTTCAAGATCCAACTACCATAGGAGATAAATTTTTAGATAATAACAAACTATATATGATTGATGTGAATGAACTTGTACACAAAAGAGAATTTGGAGACATTTTTTTCTATTCTGGAAGTAATTTAATAGAATATAATAATGGGCTGAGTGTTATAAATTTAACTACAAAGGATATTTATTCTATAGAAAAAAACTATTTGACCATACACAAAAGTAATGAGTTATCAAACGGAGACAAAGTTTTAGTAGGCAAAGAGCTATATAGCTTTCACATAGATAAAGAATATGATTTACTTATTAGACAAAACAATAAATTAAAAAGATGGGAATTACTTTTAAACCCTACAACTAAAAAATTTATAAAACTTGCAGGTTATTCTACAAATGATACAGTATATTTTAGTATTACTGAAAAGTATGATCCAAATATCTTACTGAAGTCAATTACAGTATCTGTTGAACAATTGATTCAAGATGACGAAATTTATTTAAAATTTGAAGATGATTGGGATCCTACTGATATGGAATTTAGTGTATATACTACAAAATATTTTGAAAATTATGGTCACGAGGTAATTAAATGAGCAAATTCAAACCTATCGATTATGATATTATCTATCTATCATATGATGAACCTAATGCAGAAAAAAACTATGCAGATTTATGTAGCAAAGTTCCATGGGCAAAACGTGTGCATGGTGTAAAAGGTTCTGATGCAGCACACAAAGCCTGTGCAGAGTTATCAGAAACAGATCGATTTATTACTATAGACGGTGATAATATTATTGACGAAAAATTTCTAAACCAAGAAATAAATTTCGATGAACATACTGATTTGTCAAACTGTGTTATTAGTTGGGCAGGCAGAAATGCTGTAAATGGATTAATGTACGGTAACGGAGGGATTAAGTGCTGGCCCAAAGACTTTGTACTACGTATGCGCACTCATGAAAATGCAGATCCAAATAATGCTCATGCACAAGTAGACTTTTGTTGGGATGTACAATATATTCAACAAAATAGTTGTTTTTCAGATGTTTATAATAACGCTACACCACATCAAGCATGGAGGGCAGGATTTAGAGAAGGCGTTAAGATGGCGCTTGATCGTGGTGTAAAAGTAAGTGTAGAAGAGTTCCATAAAAATCATTGGAAAAATTTGCATAGATTATATATTTGGCTTATGATAGGTGCTGATGTGGAAAATGGTCTATGGGCTATATATGGTGCTCGAGAAGGTCTGTGGAGAACTATGTGTACAGATTGGGATTATGTAAATGTTCGTGATTTTGATTATTTAAACGAACATTGGGATGAGTTAATAGAAACTGTAACAGAAGAAAATTTAGAAAATGAAATAGAACTTTTAGGTGATATACTTATTGAAAAATTAGAGATTCCTATATCTACTGTGCCACTAAGCGGATCCCAAAGTAAATTCTTCAAAGCAGTCTACACTAATCCTAACAGGATTGATGAAATTATCGATATAGAGGAATAATATGGAAAAGGTTGCCATTTATACAAGAGATGATCTAACTGAAGATTACTGGCCTAGAGATCCTAAAGGATTTGCCCTTCACAACTTTCATTGCGGATTAAATAAAGATCTATTATTAAAACATCCTGATAAATTTCAAGCGCACGGAGATCCTTATATAGCAGTAGGTGCAGTGCAAAACATAGCTCAAAAAGTTTATACCTTTTTATCAAAAAAGAATTTTGCGTTTTTTAAAGGTAAGTATTATTTTCCTATACCTTGGAATCCTGTTCATAATGAGTTAAATTTAGATGATGTTATAGATATTCCTCAAGAACATTTAGACAACATTAAAAATGGTAGATGTAAAATACTTATGATTAACCATATGGAAGGCTGGAATCATGAATCTTTCTTTAAAATAATTATAGATTATATAAAAGAAAGGTATAATTTATCATATAATAATTTTGTGATGATGACAGGTAATATGAAAGAACCTTCCTATCCAGTAAAGAACATATATTATAATTGGTGGGAGCAACAATATTTAGGACAAACTGATTTTAATGTAAACTATTTTGGTAGAGAAGGATTGTTCCATTTGCCAAGGAAAAATAGACAACATAAATTTGTGTGTTTAAACAGGAGACCACATAAGCACCGTATAGTTCTTGCAAGTTTGCTTTCAAAATATAAACATAAAGGTGTTTTGACTTGTCATAAGATTGTAGATGATACAACATATTATTGGGATAAAAATATAGCTGAAATATTAGAAGCAAAAGATAAATTGCCTGATGATACACTAGACAAAATTACAGAATTAGAAAGCATTTTACCTCTAAGATTTAATGATGGAATTGATGCAAATGTAGAAAATCCTACAATAGATTTAAAAGTAGAAAAATTTTACGACTCATACTTACACATAGTAACAGAAACCTACTTACCAAATGATCAAAATTTCTTTAGTGAAAAGATTTTTAAACCTATGATTTTTATGCAGCCTTTTATCTTAATAGGTGCTCATAATGATCTTAATTCTTTAAGAAAATTAGGATATAAAACGTTTGATGGAATTATTGACGAAACATATGATACTATAGAAGATGAAATAGATCGTTTTTTAGCAGCATATAAAGAGATTGAAAATATTATAAACAAATCTGATGCAGAACTTACTAAAATGTATGCAGATTGTTATGATATTTTGGTTCATAATTACTGGCATTGGGTATATAGAACAAATACAATACATATAAATCTAAGACATGATTTATTAGAGGCACTATAAAGTTGGATGCAGTAAATGAAAAGATTAGTAGCATTTGGATGTAGTTATGCTTACGGACACGGATTACAAGATTGTTGTGAAAAGGACGGACAACCTGGTCCGTTGCCTAGTAACTTTGCATGGCCTGCTGTAATAGCAAAAAAACTACATATAGAACTTAGTAATCAATCAAGACCAGGAAGTTCTAATATAGAAATTCTACATAAAATAAAAAGTTTTAGTTTTCGAAAAGATGACATATGTATAATACATTGGTCGTTTATAGAACGTTGGTGCAAAATTTTAGACCAAGTAGATAAAATAGGATATCAAACTATAGGACCATGGCAAGATAATAAAATTGCAAAAAGTTTTTTTAACAGTATTTACAATGACACTACAGGAGTATTTCTTTCAAAAGTACATGCAGACTTCGTAGGATATTATTTAAAAGACATAGGAATAAAATATATAAGTTTTGAACCGATTATATATCATACAGTGAGAAATACCCTAAAATTAAACTATACTACACCTCACGATTATAAAAATTTATGTCATTTTCATAACAAACAACTTTATCCTTTTGCTGATACAGCGTTAGACAGCGCACATCCTGGTCCTGAAACACACAAACGATTTGCAGAATACATACTAGAGGAATATCCTTGGCTAAAAGATTAACAGAAACAGACCCACAAGCAGCCGCACTAGAAGTGATTCCTTTGTTAGAGGAAATATCACCTAGTATGTGTATGGCTAAGTGGTTGTGGTCAAGTATTCATTTAACAACTGGACTTACTAACAGTTGTTTTCTACCACCTTTACATAAAATAGATGCAGCAGAAGTAGAAGTAAATCCTAAAGCATTACACAATACAGCACAAAAGAAACAAGAACGTGCTGCAATGCTATGCGGAGAAAAACCAGAAGGCTGCTCAACCTGTTGGCGTGTAGAAGCAATGCAGGGAGATCATCTTAGTGACAGATTTTATCGTTCGTCAGAGTCCTGGGCACAAGATGGTTGGGACGATGTAATTTCTAAAGGTGCAAAAGGTGATATTGAACCACGCTATCTAGAAGTAAACTTTAATCATGCTTGTAATCTAGCGTGTTCATACTGTTCTCCACATCTAAGTTCTAAGTGGGCAGAAGACATCGAAGCAAACGGTCCGTACCCTACTCTAGTACCACACAACAGTATAGATTACTTTAAGCAAACAGGACAATATCCAATCCCTGTTAGAGAACACAATCCATATGTAGAAGCATTTTGGAAATGGTGGCCTGAACTATATCCTAAACTAAAACATTTTCGTATGACAGGCGGTGAACCGTTACTTGACAAGAATACATTTCGTGTATTAGACTATGTTGTAGACAACGGACGTCCTGATCTAGATATGAGCATTACTAGTAACGCTAGTGTGCCTGAAAAAAACTGGAATCGCTTTGTAGACACTGTAAGTTTTATTACTGAATACAATAAATTAAATTCGTTTAGACTATTTGTAAGTGTAGACGGGTGGGGCAAGCAAGCAGAATATATGCGCAACGGTCTAGACTTTGAACAGTTATGGAACAACGTAAACAACTATCTAGCAAAGACGCACAACGGTCTAGTAACGTTTATTATTACGTTTAATATGTTGAGCTTGCCAAGCATTAAACGCTTGCTAGAGGGCATATATGCGCTGCAAAAGGCCCATAACGTGCGTAAAGTACGCAGAGACGAAGACACAGGTAAATTAACGCACTACGGCAATCATCGTGTGTTTGTTGATACACCTGCACTACATCATCCTGCTTGGCAGAGCCTAAAACTTGCGCCACAAGAGTATTGGCATTATGCAGAAGAAGCATTAGAGTTTATGAGAGCTCATCCTGATGGACAACGAGAAACACGATGGACAGGATTTAAACCGCACCAAATTGCTAGATTTGAACGCTCAATAGAATTTATGAAACAAGGGTTTGCTACAGAACAAGAACGTACGGAAGCACAGCAAAACTTTGTAAAATTTTTTACAGAGTATGATAAGCGTCGCGGAATAGATTTTGAAACTACGTTTCCTGAATACAAGGAATTAAAAGATAAATGGAACAAAGATTAACTAGTCCTAACGATACAGGTTTATTCAGTAATGTTGCCCTAGGAAAAGTATGGTTTCCGTCACTAACAACAAAATTACAACAAGGGTGGAATACCTCATTTTCAAATTTAAAAAAAACATATTTTAAAAAAGTTAATACACCATATGCAGTGTATTTTAGCGTTGATAAAATCCAATGGTTAGAATCTAACAATGCTATAATATCAGATAAAAATAGAGAAGTTTGTAATAAAAAAGGATTAAAATTTTATCTGTGGGAACCCTTATCAACATATGATACTAGAGTAAATAAAGATGGTATTTATACTGCCTGGAGTGAGACAGATGCAAAATATATTAGAGCTAGAGAACTAGACAGTATTCAACAGTATGTACAAAAAAATCAATTAACAACTGTTGAAGTATATACTCCTAGTTTTAATTGCAAAAAATATTTTCAAAAGAATTATCCGGAGTTTGAAATTGACTGTACACCAGTAGGATGGATATATCCTGCAACAATTAATGTTGACAAACAAGAAGGATATATGGATGCAGATAAAATAACAAAAAAATTCTGGTGTGGAAATTGGCGATATGCTAGCCATAGGCACTGTGTGGCAAGTTATCTTGTTAGTCAAACAGATAGTTATAATTTAAGTTGGTTATATGAAAGTAATATAGAAATATTAAAAACACAATCCAATTTTACTTTGCCAAAAATAGATTCATTAAGTTTAGGTGCTGCACTTTTAGATAACATTGCTCCTAAGAGTATGGATCGTGCTGTAGATAAAAAATTAAAAATTGACGAATATATAGATATACACATAGATACAAATCCAAAAAACGCATATGCAGAATGCTTTTGTGCAATAGTCAATGAAACACGATATACAGAACCAACAGGATTGTTGACAGAAAAGATAATGAATGCTATGCTTAATTATAGACCTTTTATTATGGTCGGACCTACTCATAACCTTGAGTATATGAAACGATGGGGATTTATGACATTTGATCAATGGTTTGACGAAAGTTATGATAAAGAACATGATCATTCTAAAAGAATGGAAAAAATATTTGATTTAATAGATTGGATTAATTCAAAAACTATAGAAGAGTTGAAAACAATGTATGAAGAAATGCAGTTTGTTTTATTACACAACAAAACATGGATAGAAGAATTACAAGAACGTTTATTAGAAAAACCAATTACAAAAAACAGTATATATAAAAGGATACGTCATGATAATTAAAAATGACAAACCACTAAAAATTATTGGATATGATCAAAGTATCCTAACACAAGACAGCATGTTTTATGGTAAGAACTTTGTTAATGAAGATTGTAGTATTATGAGTCCGCAAGAGTTTAAGAAACTGCAAAGCAAAAATGACTTTCAGTACTTTATAGGATTTGCATTAGACTTGCAGGAACGTGCGCAAACAGTAGATTTGTTAGACGAGTATGACTGTGATTGTGTAACGTATATTCATGATACTGCTGTTATACACGAAGGTGCTGTAATTGGTAAAGGTTCGTGTGTTGCTAACTTTAGTACAGTCATGCAAGGTGCTGTAGTGGGCAAACACTGCTTTATTGAAACATACTGTTTGATTAGTCACGATGTCACTGTAGGCGATAATTGTATGTTCCATAGTGGGTCTATGATTGCTGGTAAAACAAACATAGGCAAGAATTGTATGTTTAATTTTAAAAGTGGTGCAATAAACAAAATAGACATATGTGATAATGTTACTGTTGGTGCATTTTCTAATGTTACTAAGCCTATTGAAGCACCAGGAGTTTATGTAGGTTCGCCTGCAAGAAAATTAAAATGAAATATTTAAACGTTTGGAAAGACATACATCCAAAAATAAACAAAAATGGAATAGAATATTTTATAAATTTTTTAATTGATTATTCTAAGGTAGAACCTATAGGGTTAATGTGTGCAGAGGAGGCAAGTTTACACAAGTTTATTCCGTTTCTTGATAATGAAAATTTTTTAAATATAAAAAATATACATGTAGTAAATGGCGGATATGATACTAATTATTACAATACTTTTTTTAATAATTTTACAAATATTACTCAAGAATGCTGGCCTTTATATTTTTTATATGAAACTTTCTATCATAATACCTTTGACCCAACACATAATAAAATAGATAGATTATTCTTATGTATGAATTATAGACCTAGATTACATAGGAAAAAACTATTAGATGAATTAAGTAAGGCAAATTTATTAAAGAATAACTATTTTACTTGGCATGATCCTAAATATAATGATAATTTTACTCCAGATTTTGATGAAGGAGATTATAACTGGAAATATTGGATACCTGAAAAAACAATACTTAATACTACTTGGGATCAGTATGCTCCTCCACTTGAAATATATAAGAGTGCAATTAGTTTAATTACTGAGTCTTTTTTGCACTGTCCATTTGTAACAGAAAAAACTTGGAACGCTATTATTTCAAAACGTCCGTTTATTATTTTAGGCGCACCCGGCATACACAATTACTTAGAGAGCTTAGGTTTTATTTTATCAGATGAGATAGATTACTCATTTGATAAAATAGTTGATAACGATGATAGAATAAAAGCAATTGTAAGAGAACTACAACGATTAAATTGTTTAGATATTCAAGAATTTTTCCAAAAAACAGTACAAGTAAATGAACATAATTATTGTAATGCTATAAAAATTATAAAATCAGAAAAGCATTCAATTCATGTTGCAGAACATTACAAAAATATTATAGAAAGAACAAGGTACAAGATAAATGAGCTTTGATGCTGTAGAAAAATTTGAGGAGAAAATTGCACAATTTTTTGGCGCACCTTATGCTGTTGCTGTAGACAGTTGTACTCATGCTATAGAATTATGTTTAAGATATAAAAAAGTCAAACATACAGCATGTCCTAAACATACCTACTTGAGTATTCCTATGACGTTTGAAAAATTAGGAATAAAATACAGATTACTTGATGCTAAATGGAAAGAATATTATTATCTAGCAAACACCAACATAATTGATGCCGCAGTTACATGGCGAGAAAATAGTTATGTTCCTAACTCTTTTATGTGTATTAGTTTTCAATATAAAAAACATTTAAGTTTAGGACGGGGAGGAATGATATTGTGCGACAGTGCATTAGATCGTGCAGAGCTAATAAAAATGAGCTATGATGGTAGACATCGAAATGCTCCATGGGCAGAACAAGAAGTATACCAAATAGGCTATCATTATTATATGACTCCTGAAACAGCAAATTTAGGTTTATACAATTTTCAAGATGCAAAAAATAGAATTGCTAAAACTTGGACTTGGAACGATTATCCTGATCTGTCTATGATGCCTGTTTTTAAAAATAAATAATATACGCATATTATAGGAGTAAAGAATGAATATTGGTTTTATCGGCGTAGGTAAACTAGGCATGCCATGTGCAGAGGCTATTGCCAAAAAAGGTCATAGTGTAACGGGTTATGATGTTGTAAAAAGAACAAGTAATTATGTGGAAATGTTTCCTACTATTGAAGGCGCTGTTCAAGGCAGAGATATAGTGTTTATTGCAGTTCCTACTCCGCACGATCCTGATTATGATGGCCGTGCCCCTACAGCACACTTAGAACCTAAAGACTTTTCTTATGATATTGTTAATGAAGTTATAAATGAAGCAAACAAGCATATGACAAAGGATCAATTGCTTGTACTAATTTCAACAGTACTACCTGGAACTGTGCGTAGAGAATTTGTACCAAGAATTACTAATCCTAGATTTGTGTACAATCCTTATCTTATTGCAATGGGAAGTGTTGCATGGGACATGGTGAATCCAGAAATGGTAATGATTGGCACTGAAGATGGTAGTGAAACTGGTGATGCAAAACAATTACTAGATTTCTATAAAACTATAATGGAAAATAATCCACGTTATGTTGTAGGCACATGGGACGAGTGTGAATGTATTAAGGTCTTTTATAATACATTTATTTCAACAAAAATTGGACTGGTTAATATGATACAAGACGTTGCAGAATCTCAAGGTAACATTAACGTAGATGTAGTGACTAGAGCACTAGCAGATAGTACAATGCGTATTATGGGTCCACAATACATGACAGCTGGAATGGGAGACGGGGGAGGCTGTCATCCTAGAGATAATATTGCATTAAGATACATGGCACAAGAACTAGATTTAGGCTATGATATTTTTGATGCAGTAATGAATGCAAGAGAAATTCAAGCAGAAAATCTTGCACTAAAATTAGTAGACTTAGCAAATCAATATAATTACCCTATATACATACACGGTAAAGCATATAAACCGGGTGTGTCTTATTGTGATGGCAGTTACAGTATGTTAGTAGGACATTATTGCGAACATCACGGATTTGCACCTACATATATAGATCCGCTAACAGGTGACAATAATGAGCCGATAGAACCCTGTGTTATGTTGTTAGCACATAGTGCAAGCACAACTTACAAGTATATGCAAGAAGAAGGCGACAGCACAGATAGAGTTTATTGTGATATTCCTATAGATAGTGTTGTAGTAGATCCTTGGCGCAAGTATGTTAATGATAATTGCAAGGTAATTCACTACGGCAACACAAGAAATGTATGATATTGTATTTATTAGTTACAAAGAACCTAACGCAGACGACAATTGGAAAGCATTAAAAAGTAGATTTCCGATGGCAAAACGTGTGCATGATGTAAAAGGTATACATCAAGCCCATATTGCTGCTGCTAAAAGATGTTTTACTAAAATGTTTTGGGTAGTAGATGCAGACGCTGTTGTAAAAAATAATTTTGAATTTGATCATATAGTAGATGAATATGACCTAAACACAGTACATGTTTGGCGTAGTGAAAATCCAATTAATGGTCTTGTTTATGGTTATGGGGGTATTAAATTACTACCACGTAAACTTACATTAAATATGGACATTACTAAACCAGATATGACAACTAGCATAAGTGACAAATTTAAGGCAATAAAAACTGTTTCAAATATAACAGCATTCAATACCGATCCTTTTAATACTTGGAAAAGTGCATTTAGAGAATGTGCTAAACTTAGCAGTAAAATTATCGATAGGCAAAAAAATGAAGAAACACAAAAAAGACTTGAAACGTGGTGCACAGTCGGTGAAGATAGACCTTATGGTTCCTATGCTCTTGCCGGTGCTAGGGCTGGCCGTGAGTTTGGCATTTCTAATAGTAGCAATTTGCAACTTATAAATGACTTTGATTGGTTGAAGGAGCAGTTTGATGTCACTACATAACAGTGAATTCTTTGATAATTTTGGACAAGTTTTAAACAAGTTTCCTGATATAGATATGCGAGATTTGTTTTCTAAAGGACAAATGGAATCTAAACGCTGGCTAGTGAATGAACTTGAAAAAATTAATAAACCTTTGGGCACTGTTTTTTTATGTGCAGGTTGGTACGGTAGTTTAGCGGCATTCTTATTTGAAAGTAAACTAGAAATAGAAAAGATTAGAAGCTTTGATATAGATAAAAACTGCGCTGCTATAGCAGATACGTTCAATAGAGCAAAAACAACAAACAATTGGCAATTTAAAGCAAGTACAATGGATATTTTAGAAATGACTTATCCTTTGCATTACACTACTGAAAAATCAGACGGAACTTTTCAAAATCTTGTAGATATGCCTGATACTATTATTAATACAAGTTGTGAGCATATTTTTGATTTTGCTTACTGGTATGAAAAAATACCTCGGCACAAACTTGTATGTTTGCAGACAAACGATTTTTTTGATTTACCGGAACATGTAAACTGTAGTATTGATTTAGATGATTTTTCTAGAGCAACGCCAATGAAAGAAGTGTTGTATCAAGGAGAATTAAAATTGTCTAAGTATACTCGTTATATGAGGATTGGATTTAAATGAAGCCTAATTATTGTCCATATGTACACAAAGGATTACGTATAAGTTTTAGTGAAAGAAACGGGGCATTTTTAAATACTTGTAAACCGTGCTGTCATGTAATTAGTGAAGCCTTTCCAAATATACCTGAAGAGCATCACGTAGATAATATTTTACAAACACAAAATTTAAAATACTTTCAAGACTACTTTGATAATAACGATGATCTTCCGCCTGCTTGTTTAACTTGTCAAAAATTAGAAGATGCTGGACAGATAAGCCATAGAACTCGTGCAATTAGTAAAGAAAATGCGTATTATGACATATATCGTTTTGATATTGTCATAGGAAATTCTTGTAATTTAGCATGTCCTTTTTGCAGCAGTCATGCAAGTTCTTTAATTAATGTGCTATCGAATAAACATTTAGGAGAACATGTACCAGAAATGTGGCAACCTAGAAGCGATGTTTATGATGCATCTTTTGATAAAGTAGAAGAAGCTATTTTTGATATACTTTCTAAATATAAATGCCAAACAATAAAAGTAATAGGCGGCGAACCATTTTTAAAAGAACATTGGACAGTTTTTGAAAAATTATTAGAAAGCGGAAAACTAAAAGATAGTACATTAGAAATCACAACAAATGGAACTATTGTAAACAAGCGTCTTTTAGAGTCACTAGCAAAAACAAAAACTACTATAATTAGGACAAGTATTGACAGTGTAGGCAATAATTATAATTTTATAAGATGGCCATATACATTTGATAAAATATTTAAAAATATGAAATATATAGCAGATAACAAAGCAGATAACATAGAAGTTAGATTAAGTGCTTTAGTTAATGTTATAAATTTTGAGCATTTACCTGACATAGAAGAATATCTAACTCCGCATCAACATGCTAATGGAGACTTTACTGTGTCTTATGAAACTTTTATTAAACCTGCGGGTCAAAGCATGGATTGGAGATATCTTTCTAAAGAAATTGTAGATGATGTTTGCAGTAAATTAAAAAATAAAGGATTAGTTAAACTAATACAAAATGAATCTTTGTTTATTAATACTGACAAAACAACAAAGACTTTAAAATTCTTATTAAAACAAAGAAATATGTCTGCAGAAGAAGTGTTTAAACCTGCAACTAGGGAGTATCTTAAACTATGATATTAATACAAACTGATAAAGGAATTCGTAAAATACAAACTAGTGCAGCAAAAACATCTATTAATAAATTCAAAGGATGGTATTGCAATGCAGGTGTAGATTTTTTATGGATTAATCACGAAGGTTATATATTTGGAAATGTGTGCAGACATAGCGGTTGTTATGGTAACTTATATGATAATTTTGAATTACCGAAAGAACCTATGATTTGTCCTGCTAATAGTTGTTATTGTGCAGCAGATATCGAAATACTTAAATCACCAAATAAAAATGATATGGAATTATTTGGAAGAGACATTCAAAACGACGAATTGCATAATCTACAAGATTATACAGATGAAAATATAATAGCAGTACATGGTGTTAACAAAACTGATCAAAATAGAGTTTTATCTATAAATTGGAATATAGGAAAGCGATGCAATTATAGTTGTTCTTATTGTCCGCCTAGTGTACACGATAATCATAGTCCACATATGTCCTTTAAAGTGTTTAAAAATGCTATTGATAAAATTTTAAGTAGCATAGATATAGACAAATTTCAAATTACTTGTACAGGAGGTGAACCTACTATTAATCCTGACTATTTTAAAATAGTTGAATATACAAATAGTTTAGGTGGAAAAGTGTTTACAAATACTAATGGTACATCTACAGCAAAAAAATTATCAAAACTTGTTGACGCAGGCGGCGTAAGTTTGTCAGTACATGCAGAATTTGCACAAGTTGAAAAATTAGCAAACAAAATAACTACAGTATTTGAAAACGGTATTAATGGTATACTAAAAGTAAAATATATGTTAGCACCTGGCGGACTAGATGCTTGTAAAAAGTTTTTTGATATTATTCCAGAACCTAATGGCAATTATAGATGTAGTGTAGAACCATTAGTTGACAAATTAAACGATAGAAAGATTTTGTCTTATTCACAAGAAGAATTAGATTTTATACAAGGTAAACAATGAAAGAACCAAATAATATAATTGCAATTCAGAGTAACAGACCACAAGACGTATTCTACGTTCATTGGAATTTAGGAAAGCGATGTAATTACGATTGTTCTTATTGTGCAGATAGTTTACACGATTTTAATAGTCCTCATAGAAGTCTTGAAAATTTAATTAGTATTGCTGAAAAAATGAAAACTAATTTGCCTAATAAAAAAATAAGAATTTGGTTTACAGGTGGCGAACCAACAGTTAATCCTAATTTTTTACATTTTTGTAAATGGCTAATGGAGGATGGAAATTTTTTTGTAGGACTTAACACTAACGGAAGTAGAACTAAAGAATATTTTACAGAGTTAATGCAAACTATTAACGTAATACAGTTTAGCAGCCATTTTGAGTATGTAGAGTTTGATAAATTTATGCCTGTTATAAAAGCAGCTAGTGATACAGCAAAACAATATGAAGGTAAAAGTGTAAGTTTGAATTTAATGATGGAACCTGAGCACTGGAATGCAGCAGTACGTATGGTCAAATATTGTATCGAGCATGATATTGAATATCATCTAAAGCGCATTAGGCCTAAAGATAACTTTACAAGTTTTGAAAGACAATATTCGCCTGTATATACTGAAGATCAAATCAAATTTTTAGTAGATAATGAATATAGAAATACTGTGTTGGAGGAATATGATGGGTGATATACTAGTATATGATAACGACGGCAATGTAAGAGAAGAATGGTCTAATAATCTAGTCAAAGCAGAGGAAGTAAATTTTGAAAGTTGGTTTTGCGGAATTGGATTAGAAAGTATAGAAATACGTAACAATGGAGATATTTATAGAGGTATATGCAGAGTAGGCGGATCTATAGCACATATAGATGATGAAAAATGGAATTTACCTGAAGACTTTATTGTGTGTAATAAAACATCTTGCACATGTGTTGCAGATTTAAAATCAACAAGATATAAAAACTTAAATGTACGAGACAAATTAAAAGATACAATTAAAAATAAAGTAGAAGAGTATGGCGGACAGAATTCAAATAATTTTTGAAAATGATCATTGGTGGCAAATCAATACATTTGATCATTCATTTGCACATAAGTGGACCACTTATTTTTTTCATTGTGTAAATATTATCGGTCAAAAATATGAATTAAACGTAACAGGTGACGACCTATACAAAACACAACGTCGACTTAGAGACATAATTGACCAAGTAAATTTACATGTTCCGTCAACCATAAATCAAAACATAGACTATTTAAGTTTGGAAACATTGAGTGATATTCATTATATATACGAAGACATTTCAAAAAATGACTATTGGATATCAAACGGTTCAATGTCTTTAGAAAAGGCGATAAAAATTAGAGATGAATTAAACGATACAATTCACGAAGCAGAAGGTTTGATAGGTAAACGAGTATGTCCACGCATAAGATATAGGCTGGTTAATGCAGACACAGGCGTCCCTAATTTGCCAAAAGTAGAATTTGAGGAATGTGATTATAATTATTTTGAGCCTATAATGGAGCCCTATGTAGTTTATTTAAATTACAATGCTGTAGGAGAAGATTTATTGAAAACATATAAAAGTGGCAGATCTATAGATACTGCTGTGAATCTTAGACAGTTTAGTCCTAGTTTCTTTTTTGTTACGCAGGCAGTAGATTACGAACTACAAAAACACGATGTAGAACAAACCTATAAATGGATGGGCAAAAATGGATTTGATACTAATGATAAGAAAAACATAGTCGGGTATCTACCTATTGGTAGGTTGTTTAAAAACATGCCAGATGCAAATTTTATTAATGATGTAAAGTATTCAAGGATAAAGGATATACGTGTAAGATGAGCAGTATAGTATTTCCAAAGTGTTTGATAGGCAAAGAACCACAAGTAACATTTGACGGCTACGTTCTACCTTGTTGTTGGATGCCATACAGCAATACAACACTTTGGCACGATTATACCACACGAACAAATCCCTTTAAACGAGAAGACTTTAATTTATATAATAATGACTATAATGATATTGTAGGTAGTAACGAATGGATGGAAATGTTAAAGGTAACATACGAAGGCGATCCTCCTCTAAAGTGCAGCGAAGCATGTAAGTCATTTATAGTACAAGACGGTGTGCCTACTTCTGCTAATTCTAGACAGCCAAAGTTTGATCCTAATAAATCCGATGCACAACAATTTTGGAGTTCACATAGTACAGACGAAGAATTATTTAGAAAACATATTATTCATCCAAAAAATCTAAATAAATTAAATTTAGAAGCAAGTAGTAGATGTACATTACAGTGTCCATATTGTTCAAGAGTTACAGAAAAAGAATATTTAAAAAAAGCAGATTTGTCAAAAGAAGTTATATATAAATTAATCAATGCAAGACCTTGGGAAAAGATTACCGATTGTCCTAGATACAGCGATCCTATTTTTTATAAACATTTTGATTATATGTTAGATTGTATGAAAGACGCTAGGGTACAAGAATACAGGTTACATGTAGCAGCAACAGGTAAAGGAATTAGCTGGTGGGAAAAACGTATTGAGCAGTTTTTAAAATTAAAAAACATAGTAATTACATTTGGTATAGATGGATTAGAAGAAACTAGTAAAATACATAGGATAGGACAAGATTGGAATGAAATTTATACAGCACTTCAACTTTGCCAACAAGCAGGCCTAAAAACTATTTGGCAATTCATACCGTTTAGTCATAACGAACATCAAATTAAAGAAGCACAAGAAAGAGCAAGTAAAATAGGATGTAATTTCAAATTAGTAGTAAGTAATAGATTTAAAGATAACGATCCTATGCGCCCTACTAATAAGGAGTACTACGCATGAGTAGATATAAGTATTCTCGTTACTGGTTTAATAAAGGCCAAAAGGATTTTTGGGATAAAAACTGGCATAATCAAGGATGTCCTACAGATTTAAAATGCTTAGAAGTAGGATGCTTTGAAGGACAAGCATCTGTTTGGATACTAGAAAATCTTGTAGGCGAAAAGGGCTCTTTTTATGCAATTGATTTTTTTCATAAAGAAGAAATGTTTGACAATAATATTAAAACTGCAAACAAAGAGCATCTAATTAAAAAGATAAAAGGAGATGCAGTAGTTGAGATGTCTGCACTGTTAAAAAAACATGAATCTACTTTTGACTTTATCTACATTGATGCCAGTAAACTTGCATCTGAAAACTGTTTTGCACTTTTGATTGCAGAAAGATTATTATCTGTAGGAGGAAAGATAGTAGTTGATGATTTTTTATGGCCTAGAAGTTATGGAGCAGACCCAAGAGAAAGTCCGAGATTGGGTGTTATACTATTTGAACAAATGTCTTTATTGTGTCAATCGGTTAAGCCCCCAAGTTTCTCACAATATTCTTTTCAAAAAGTACGAGAAACAAATTATTTTATAAAATTGAAAGCAGAGTTATGAATACAATACTTATAGACTGCGATGGAGTAATATTAGATTGGGAAAATGGATTTCATTCATATATGGAATCTTTAGGCCATACAAAAAACAATAACGATGGATGGTTAGAATCTCAGTATGATTTAGATCAGTCTGTAGTTAGGAAACATATTAGAGAATTTAATCAAAGCAATTGTATTGAAGATTTAGTTTCTATAGAAGATGCCGTATATTATATGCAGGAATTGAAAAAACTGAATTATAAATTTGTATGTATTACAAGTCTTAGTCTTGACAATTCTATACAAGAAAGACGTTTAAAAAACTTTGAAAAACTATTTGGCCAAGATTTTTTTGAGGATATAATCTTTTTAGATACTTATAGTCCTAAAGATGATATATTAAAAAAATATGCCAACACAGGCTATTGGTGGATAGAAGACAACATAAGTAATGCTGTAGTAGGCAAAAGTCTAGGCTTGCGGTCTATACTTTTTAATAAATCCGCAGAGGGTTTGTTGTCTGTGTCTAACTGGAAAGAATTATATTGGACAATAGTAGAAGATGAGCAACTTTACTGAATTAGATTTTTTACCTAAGTATGATTTATTACAAGAATTAAAAGTATTAGAAGATAAACTAGATTGGGGTAAACTAAATCAAATATGTATTAATACATTAGCAGACGATCCTGACAATTATCATATAGGTGCAGGTAGTCTTTATTTGAATTGGCAAAAAGCTAGAGATGGAAACGTAAGCTGGGCACTTAAAGAAAACCCTCCTCAAGAAAGTGATTTTGTAGAAATTGCATCTGTATTTAAAAACACACTCTTCGAAAAAATAATAAATGATTTAAAAAACTACTATGAAATTGGCCGAGTGCGTATAATGCGTAGTAATCCAAAAACTACACTTACTTGGCACAAAGACGACACAATAAGATTGCACTATCCTCTAGAAACATTTGACGGGTGTTTCATGATTATAGGTAATGATATAAAAAAACTTGAAGTCGGAAAATGGTATGAAACTAACACTTTAGTACATCATACTGCATTTAATGGTAGTACGGAACGTAGAATACATCTAGTCGTAAATGTAATCAAAAAGAAAATACCAAACAATATTATTATTACAGGACATACTAACGGGTTAGGAAAACTAATACACAGTTACTTTCTTTGCGACGGCATAAGCAGATCAACAGGACACGATATTTCAGATGTTGATAAAATTGTAGAAATTGTTAAAAACTATAATACTTTTATTAATAATGCAAATGACAGCGATTTACAATATCAAATATGCAAGAAGTTATGGAACATATGGAAAGATGATCCTAACAAAAAGATTATTAATATAGGTAGCAGAGCTAAAGATTTTATAAAAGCAGAATATGGATTAAACAAAAATATACTAAGTCAATTTACAAAATATGCCAACTTCAATGGTAAGTGTAAAGTAAGTTGCATAAATTTTGGTTATACCAGCAAATTAACAGAACAGCAAATACTTCAAACATTAGAATTTGTTTTAGGTAGTGACACAGTTGTTGAAGAAATAACGTTATTTGGAACAGAAGATGACTAATATTATAACTATTAAGTGGGGAACAAAGTATAGTAGCGATTATGCTAACAAAATCTTTTTATCATGTAAAGAGAAATGTAGTTTTGATTTTACATTTTATTGTGTAACTGACGACCAAGAAGGACTTGACCCCGGAATAGTTGCATTACCTATGCCAACTCATAGTAATTTGAACTATTATAGTTACATCAACGAACATTTAGAAAATAAAACTCTAATGTGGGACAGACCTAAATTATATTTGTTTACAGACTTTGAACAATATTTTGAAGGTACAAATATATTTTTAGATTTAGATGCACAAGTAAATGAAGATTTGTATTATCTTACAACATTGCCAACTGACAAACCATGGATTATAGACATGTACTGGAAGCTCAATTGGAAAGAAAACTGGGATAAATTGTGGAATGGAAGAATCAATTCTAGTATTATTGTTTGGCGTGATAATCAATGTAAAGAAATTACAGAACGTGTTTTAGATAATGCACAAGAAAATTTTTCTAAATATGCAACTATAGATACGTTTATGGGATATGAGGTTGTAGATTATAAGGATTATAATAATACATTCTTTAATTTTTTACCAGGGTTTGTTTGTTGTTTAGGAAAACGTCATACACCCGCACCTGGCGAATTTTTAATTACACTATGGAGTAATAGTTTCGGTGCAAGACACGGCGGCGTTCCTAAGGTACCCGGCGTATGAAAATAGAAACTATACAAGACAAACACTTAGACATGTTACAAGAATTTTGTAATACATGCAAAGAACTAGGATATGAAAATAATTCTAGTTTCCGTGCAATGAAATTACTTTGGTGTAAGATAGAAGGCGAATATTGGTGTGCAGTAAAAGATCACAAGATTATTGCTGTAGCAGGCTGTCATCCGTTGCCTGAAGTAAGTCCTAATGCTTGGCGTATTATGTTTAGAGGATGCGAACTTCCTGGAAACGATACATTTAAAGGATTAGGCAAAGGAGATTGGAATAGTATCACACAACGTGAATTTATTCCTCTAATGGTAGAATATATACCAAGTGACGAATTGTATATTACTACAAACACAAAACATGAACATTCTAATGGCAAGGCAGCACGTAATCATAGGTTGATGGGTCTTTTAGCAAAGCAGAGAATACTTGACAATTGTGGCAATCTAGTGTTATACTATACTGAGCAGACATTATGGAGACTTAATATAGACGAGTATACCAAACGTAGAGAAAGGATTATAGGGAAGTATGTGGTGGAATCCTAAACATTTACAAGAAGCAAAAATAAAAGCTGGCCGACCAGATGCTGGCTATTTCTGGCACTTTCGATTAGCACTAGGAGAATTTTTCTTTCTGTTGTTTGTTACAATAGGAAGTTTAATACACGCAATTTTTCCTTGGGTACTTGATTTTAAATTACTTGAATGGCGGATAAACCGCTTAAAAGCACTCAAAGAAAAATTGCCAGACGACCCTCAATTAAGAAAGGTACATTTTGATGATTGATAATTTAATTTGCTGGCACAACGGAAAATACATTGCAATAAAACACGTGAACGTAAGTATTTTAGATTTTGGATTTATACATTCAGATGCAACATACGATGTCATGAAAACATCAAATGGAAAAATATTGTTTTATGATAAGCATTTAACACGATATCAAGAAAGTTGTGAGTATTTTGGATTTGACTCTATAGACAATATTGATGAAATTGTAAAAGAGTTATTAGATATTAATAAAATAGAAAACGCATTTGTTTGGGTATGTAATTGGAGAGGAACACCGCCTAGTGGTTCTCCTAGAGATATGTCAGCTCCTGAACATAGAGTTGTTTATATTAAACCATACTACAGTATAGCTGATAGTGCAGTATCTTTAGGCGTGTTTGAAGAAAATAAACGAACTCCTGATACTAGTATTCCTCAAAAATACAAAAACTTTGGTTGGATAGAACTAACAAAAGCACAAAAATATGCAGATAGTAATAGCTTTGATAGTGCCTTACTTATAGATTCAAACAACAATATTACAGAAGGCCCAGGTTTTGGTGTTTGTTTTGTAGACAACAACATTGTTTATACACCTAAAGAAAATTGCTTAGGTAGTGTAACTATACAAGTGGTAGAAGACATGTGCAAACAAAATAATATACAGTTTATTAGAACAAATATTAATAAAAATTTAGTTAATAAAATGGAAGAATGTTTTATATGCAGTACAAGTGGAGGCATTACTCCTGTAAAGTCTATCGAAGATATAGAATTTAAAAGTAATGAACTTACGAAAAGACTTATAGATTTATTTGAGAAACAAGAATGAAATATTTAGATTATAATGACGTTTTAATAAACCCAAAACCTAGTAGTAAGCCTATTACTCGTAAAGATGTTGATATTAAAATTCAACATAAAAACGATAAAGTAACTCCTATTGTTATCGCCAACATGCTAAGTACAGGCACTTATAAGATCGCCAATTTAATGACAGACAATGGTGTTCTTACATTCTTACATAAAGAATATAAAGCAAAAGAGCATCTAGAAAATTTAGAAAAATTAAGACATACTCGTTATGTTGGTATTACTAGTGGAGTACAATCTTGGGATAAAGAAAAAACAATAGAAGTATTATCTCAAATTCCTGTTGGATTTATTAATGTTGATATTGCAAATGTATATGCAAATGTACAAGGCATGATTGATACTATTAAACTATACAAAGATAAATTTCCTGACACAACTATTGTTGCCGGTAATGTTTGTAATACATTAGTTTTAGATGAATTAGTTGCCGCAGGAGCAGACGTTATAAAAATAGGTGTAGGACCCGGTGCAGCTTGCAAAACACGTTCAGAGGTTGGTGTAGGTGTACCACAATTCAGCGCAGTTCAAGAAGTAAGCAAACAAGCAAAAGAGCTCGGAGTAAAAACAATTGCCGACGGTGGATGTGTAACAAGCGGTGATGTATGTAAAGCAATAGCAGCAGGCGCCGATATGGTTATGATTGCAGGCATGGTTTCAGGATCTGAAGAATGTGACAATGTTGTTGAGATAGATGGCAAGAAATATGTAAATTTTTATGGCCTTGGTAGTAATAAAATGTACAGTATTAATAAGCCAACTGAAGCTGAGTACCGTCCAAATGAAGGTAGAGACTTATTAATTCCTGTTACAGAAAGTATTCTTAAACCAATAAATCAAATTAAAGGTGCTCTACGTAGTGTCTGTACTTATGTAGGTGTAGACAACATAAGTGATCTAAGTAGTGCTGCTGATTTTATCGAAGTCAAGCATCAAATCAATACAAGTTTGGCCAGGTACGAAATAGATGGATGATTTTATATGTGTAACAGTAGTAGCTATAGACAATGAAAAAAGACAACGTAACTATGATTTTTTAAAAAGGTACTATAAAGATAATAACATACCTCATACTTTTATCAAATCAGAATCGAGTGATTATTTACATTTACAAAAAATATATAACGATTTTTACAAAAAAAGTGCTCATAAAATAATTGTTAAATATGATGTTGATTGTATTATAGATGTAAACAATTTAAAACTAGGTGTAGACACCTTAAAGAAGCATCCAAAGTCTTTTGTTTATCCGTTTGATCAAGTTGTTTATATAGATCCTGATAGGTACGAATCTAATTATGATTCTTATGAAAAAGAAGAAGTTTTAAGGAATATCAAAGGATGGCCAGAAGGCCTCACACTAAAAAACCTTACTAGCTATATTGTAGGGGAAAGAAATTTCAAAGGATTGGATACTATAAACTTTAAAGAAATGGATTATGCTAGCCCATTAGGTTATAGTTATATGTTTAACTTTGATACATATAACATTGCAGGTTTAGATAACGAGTATCTTTTAGATTTTAATTTCGATGATCTAGAGAGATATCATAGGTTAAGGACCTTAGATTACAACATAGTGCATTTACCTGGAAAGGCCTTTCATATGGATCATTCTAACGGAGAGATAGGAGCGAAACATAGAAATAATAAACAATTCATTGTTCAAAATGCATATGAGTATTTTAAAATAATTAATCTTGATAAACAAGAATTAGAAGCATATATTAAAACATGGCCTTGGATAAAAAATTAAATATAGGTGTATCTGAGTATAATTCTATACCTGATTTCTTAAATATTGGAATAGAATTTACGCATAAAGGAATAATAGAAAAGGACGGTAAACGTATGCTAAGGCATGATGTTACACAACCCTTTCCTATTTCTGACGAAAGTGTAGAATTTATATATGCAAGTCATATTGTAGAGCATCTATCTATAGAAGATTTTCATTTTTTCTTAAAAGAATGCTATAGAATTTTACATTCCGGCGGAGTTCTTAGAATAGTATGTCCTGATTTACAAAAATGGATATCTGCATACATCAACAAAGACAAATCTTTTTTTAATAGGTATAGAGATATTTTAAAACAAAATATCGGAAGGCCTTGGAATACTATAAGTACAGACTTGATGTTTACTGATACTGATATTTTTGTAAATAGTTTACATAATTGGAATCATAAGTGGGCATTTGATTTTGAAAGTATAAGGCGTCATCTATCTAGTTGTGGGTTTGATAACATCATAAATACTTCGTATAGAAATAGTGCTTATGATGATATAGGTACTATAGAACCAGAATTTCATAAATTAGAATCTTTATACGTTGAGGTAAAAAAATAATGAAAAGAATTGCTTTATGCCAGTTACCTGGGATGGATTTACGAGCCCCTAGTCAAGGTATTGCTGTGCTGAAAGCTATTGCTCAATCCAAAGGAGTGGATGCAAAATGTTTTGATCTAAATATTGCAGTTTGGAATGATTTAGTTGATCATGGATATGGTTATTTATGGGCCGATTGGAGCATAGAATTTGCATACGCTTTATTAGATGATAAAAAGTTTCATAGTATCCAAGATACTAAGTATGACGAAGAAACAAAAAATACATTATTAGAAAAAATTTATTATCATTTAGAAAAGGTTATTACTGATTATAAACCTACAGTCATCGGTTTTAGTCTCTTTAGTATAGTACAAGAACACACTGCAAGAATCCTAATTAAATATATGAAAGAAATGCATCCGAATATAGAAATAATTATCGGCGGACCGGCGTTACGACATTATCATGAAGAAAGTTTGCCAACTGATATTTTAGAAATGGTTGATCATTATTTTATAGGAGACGCAGAACAAAGCTTTGTAAAATATTTAGATAATGTATTGTATTTTGGAGGCTTAAACAATACTAATGTAAATATGAATTTTGATAGAAATGGATGGCCACCTCCGGATTACAGAGATTTTCAGTTTGGCATTTATCCTAAAGATTGGAGAAATCCTAGCGTACGATCATCAAATGAAGGTACAATATATCTTACTGGATCAAAAGGCTGTGTGAGGGCGTGTGAGTTTTGCGATGTCCATAAAATTTGGCCTAAATTTCATCAAAAAGAAGTAGATACAGTCATGCGTGATATTAAAAGTATACGTGAATATTACGAATTTAGAAATATATTTTTTACAGACAGTTTAATCAATGGCAATAATAAATTTATTAAACAACTTTCTGAAAGAATTATTGAAGAATTTGGAGAGAAGCCATTTAGTTGGAGCGGACAGTGGATATGTAAAAGTAAAAATAGTTTTACTGAAGAATATTTTGCAATTGCCGCAAAAGCAGGATTGAATCAAATTATAGTAGGAATTGAAAGCGGAAGTGAAAAAGTCCGTTGGGAGATGAATAAAAAGTTTTATAATGAGGATATACAATTTACACTAGAAATGTGTAGAAAGTATAATATTCTTTTTATTCCGCTAATGATATGTGGATATCCTACAGAAACAGATGATGATTTCAATCAAACTCTAGAATTAGCTGACAAATTTATTGAATATAAAGATGTAGTTAGGCCAACTTGTATTAATATGATGATGTTATTACCTGGTACTAATGTAACAATAGATCACGAAAAGTATAAAATAGCTGATATAACTTATGCTGAAGTAGATGCGGGTTATACTCCTCTAGATCAAAGCTGGTCGTGTAATGATAATACTTACGCTAAAAGGATTGAAAGGTTTTATCAATATCAATATAAAATAAAAAAGGCAGGAATGGGCTTAGGACATGTTAAGAGAAAAACACTTAAAAGAGATTACTTACAATTAGTAGATATACCTGATTCAGAAATATTAGAAATGATCGATTTTGTCCATTCTACATAAAACCTTAGGTGTTCTTAATGTCTAGATTAAGCTGGAATAAAAAACTTGATGTAGTTGACGAAATGAAAGATTATATGAACGAGCTTATGCAGAATAAAGAAAGCGATCGTTTATTTAATTCTTATTTAGGTTGGTTGCAAACAAATCTAAAAAATATCCTTTCAACTATAGAATACCCTAACGGCATGTTTGTTTATGCCGGAGCATGGAATAAAGATTTTGTAGATGTATTTGTTAATAGTGTAAAACATAATAATTTTGTTGCCTTTGATATTTTTCAGTATTACAAAAATGATTATACAAAGATCATTGACATAAGAGAAATTAGCCCTGATCATGAATATAATTTTGCATGTAATGTTTTTTATAATGGGTTAGGTAGCTGGATACATAATAGGGGAAGTAAAATTGCCGGATATGAGTATGCAAAAAGAAATTTAGTTAAAGGTGGTCTTTATATCGATAATAGATATTTTTTTGAAAGTAAAATTGATGCTAGTGAACATGATAAGTATTTTACAGAAGAATTATTTGTAACACCAAAAGTAGTTATATATAGAAAACGTTAATGTATGATATAATATTTTTTACTGACATTCCTACAGTTATAGACACTCCTAGCGGCCGAGGGTATGGTGCATATCGTCTTGCATCTGATTTGAGAGATAAAGGATACAGTGTATTAACTGTAGACTTTACTAGTGCATTAACATTTGAAGATTATAAACAAATTTTAGATATAGCAATGGGCGATAATACTATTGCTGTTGGGTTTAGTACAACATGGTTTCCTTATAGACCTAAAACAAATCTAGAAAAACCCTTTCTTTTTGTATCACACAGAGATTGGATAGAACAAGGTATTAGTTATGAATTTTCAATAAGCCCTAATAAATTTTCAGATTATGTTAAAACGATTAATCCTAACTGTAAAATAATAGTAGGTGGTGCAAAATCTTATGAATATAAAAATGAATCAAGTATAGATAATGTTTTTATAGGTTTTGCGGAAAATACTATTTTTGATTTTTTAAATTCTATTGCTGCTCCTAAAATATTTGATTATGATAAAAAGGCAACTAACGGCAAATTTGATTTTAATACAAGTACAACTAGGTATGTAGAAACTGATTGCATACACGGAGATGAAATTCTAAATTTTGAGTTTAGTAGAGGATGTATTTTTAATTGTGCTTTTTGTAGCTATCCCCATAAAAACCAAAAAACAAAAAATTTTACAAAATATCAGGATGTAATCTACCAAGAATTATTAGAAAATTATCAAAAATGGGGAACAACGTCTTATCGAGTTACAGACGATACGTTCAATGATTATACTGAAAAATTACAAGTAATTAATGAAGTAGTCCAAGATTTACCTTTTCAACCTTCATTTTGGAGTTACATAAGACAAGACCTTTGCGGTATTCATCCCGAACAAATCAAATTGCTATATGACATTGGAGTAAGAGAATCTTTTTACGGAATGGAAACTTGGACAGAAGAAACTGCTAAAATTATACGCAAAGGCGGAAAGTTAGAAAATAAAATACAAGCATTAAAAATGTGCAAAGATTATTGGGGAGATGATGTTTGGACAACTGCTAGTTTCGTTATTGGTTTACCCGGAGACAATCAAAAAGATTGGTATGCCTTTGCAGATTGGTATGAAAAAGAAGGTCACAGATACATCGATTTTGCGTCTTTAAATAGTCTTATATTAAGAGATTATGGAGAATACGGCCAGTTCATTTTCCAGTCAGATATAGAACTTGATCTGAAAAAATATGGATACGAAATGGATAGTTTTATTACTTGGACAAGATCTACTGGAGATATAAACTCTAGTGCTATAGCAGACGAAGTACGTGCAAATGTTAATAAACAAATAGATCACGTAAACAGAAATAAAAATAGACCTAATAAGCAATGGTATAACCCTGTAAAAATATACAAAACTCTAATGCCAGGTGTACCAATTGCAGATGCTTATTATCAATTGGTACATAATTTTTATAAACCTAGCTTATTGGAGCAAATTAAAAATGTACGATCGTAATTATTTTAATCATATACTTGAAAACGGTGTTAGTATTACTAGTAGTGGCACTACAGGTACTCCTAAAGAAGTATTTAGAACACCAGAGAACTTAAAAGCATGTATAGACGTTGCTGTAAGCGCACAGCAGCTTACACAGCGCAGTAGAGTGCTTACAGTAACTCGTATGACCCATGCAGGAGGATTGCTTACACAGACGCTTCCTGCGTACAGTATAGGCGCTGATTTTAAGATACAGCAGTTTAATGCATTTACATTTTTAAAAGATTTTGCGGATTACACACATACATTTTTAACTCCTGCACATATGACAGCACTTACGAAAACAAAGGGTTTTGAAAATTGCGATCTATCTGGCAAATGGATACTAGGAGGTAGTGATCCGGTTAGTTGGGAAATGATAGAATCATTTGTAAAACGAGGTGCAATAGTACAACCTAATTGGGGTATGAGCGAAATAGGCCCAATTACTATTAATAGTGTATTTGATAGTATAGATAAAGTTCAGGAATACAAACAAAAAACAAATGGCGAAACAATTTTAGGTGACGAAATTTATTGTGATACTAAAATTATAGATGGTATACTTTATGTAAAAGGAGATTTATGTTATACAACTGGCTGGTATAAAACAAATGATATTGTAAATAAAATTAATGATATTTTTGTTTATAAAGGTCGTTCGTAGTCTAATGCACTACGACATTGATCTTCTAAACTATAGTTTTCAGTAAACAACAAACTGGATTCTGGCACAACGCTTTTGCTAACATCGCCTAATCTTCTTGGTTGAATAAATACCGGAAAGTCAACTCCTGATATATTCTTGATAGTGTCTATTACTTCCTTTACGCTATATCCTGTAGTATTTCCTAAACACTCGTAAGGAGTATTCATAGGTCCGTTGTGTATACTGTTAATTATACCATTTACAATGTCGTTTACATGTGTATAATTACGTATGCAAGTTCCGTCTAATGTATCGTAGTCGTCGCCATAAATATCCATAGAGTTATAAATGCCATTTGCTGTAGCAGCAGCTCTTCTTATTAAATGATATCTTTCTGTATCGTATTTAACAAACCTATCGTTTCCGCTTACATTATAAAATCTTAAATTTGTATATGGAGTTCCGTGTTCGATTATAATATCTTCTGCTGCTCTTTTACTTCTAGCATACGGAGACGAATCTGGATTAAACGCACTTCCAGAACTTGCAAAAATAATATGATCAGTATTAAACGAGTTTAGTACATTTTTTGTACCTATTAAATTTGTTTCGTAATATGAGAAAGGATTTAGTACACTATAATGAACTTTTGTTAAAGCAGCAAGTAGGACAACACAGTCATAGTTATCTAATATCTTTGACATTTTCTTAATATCATATTCTAGTAAATTATCTACAAAACTTATATCATTTTGTGATAAATTTATATCATATGCATGAATACAATATTTAAGTTTTTTTAATTGATAACAAAGATGGCTACCTATATATCCAGAGGCACCTATAACAGCTATTTTCATACTGTATTTAAGATTAATTTAACTTATGTTAATCCATCCTGGCGTTCCATTTGAAGGATTGCCAGCTGCTAGTCCTGTATCACTAACATAGCCTTGGAAGTCTTGACTATCTTGTAAAAATACCATCATTCCTTCTGCAGGCGATGGTATTGCTGTATCACGTGCTCCAGCGTCTGCAAATACTCCAGGTGTTATTGAACTTTCTGCTTTTATATCTCCGCGGACATCTAGTTTTGCTGTAGGTACAAATCCGCCAATAGACAAAGATCCTTCGTCTAGCACCATAAATTTATCAGGACCTAAACCACCTGTGTTATCTTGGGCAAAGAGAATAGCTTCATTTCCGCCTGATATTAGTGCAGTTGTTACTTCACCGCCTGTATCATCTCTACGCCATTGGATACTACCATATGACAAATCACTAGCTGAAATATCGCTGTTTGATTCTCTAGTCATTACTATTCTTGGAAAATCGTCTTCTACACGAGTCTGAATATTTCCGTAAACAGTGTCGTTCAAATTAAATTTTCCAGTTGCACCATCAAAAACTACTGTACTGCCATCATCACGAAGTGTCCCAACTACCTCGCCAAATAGTGTAGCTGTATCGTGATTCAATATGACTTGTAAATCTGGACCAACGATTGTTCCACGAACAGGACCGTCTACACTTCCGATAAAGGTTGGTCTATCACCGCCTTGAATAATAATTTGACCGTTCTCACCGCGTCTTAAGTCTCCAGTAAAATTGTCAAGTACTGTATATGTATTGGTAGGGTCTCTAACATCTACAAGTGCAGTTTTAGAAAACTCGTCTATAATTAGGTTACCTAAAATGTCATATAAATCGCCTTGTAGATCACCCCTCAAAATATTGTTTACAGGGTCTACTAAGATAGTACTATCGTTTCCAGCAATAGTAATTGTATGTGTAGCTTCACCACCTAAAATTTTATCTGCAAAAGATGCGAGCGGCCTATTACTCCATACTCCACCATCGTGAATTAATGCATCACCATTTTTGGGTGCACCGTTGTAGATAACTCCGCCTAGATCGTCAACTTCTATGCTAGGTATAACACCGTCTATAACACTTGACGCAGATCTATTCGTCCAACTTACACCGTCATATGTAAGCAAATCACCACTGCTTTCGCCTGTAAATATCACATCTATGACATCTTCTAGATTTAATGCAGACTGGCTATTTTGAAAGTTGCCTGTTGCAGCATTATAAACTAGTACATCGCCTTGTTGTGGATTTTGTAAATCTGTATCTAGTAGACCAAAAAGAGTATTAGAAACATCTCCAGAAGAAGCAATAAGTACCCCGCCTTGAGTAGTACCGTCACCTACATATAGTGATTTTGTATCTGTAACATATACCAACTCGCCTTCTGCAGGTGTAATGAGTTGACGTTCTGCATCTGTTCCTCTTCTTAGACGTAATGCCATTATTTTAACTCCTGGTTCTACTTATTATATATATTTATCTAATTACCTGATATTACTTTCGTTTCTTCATGAAAGTTTTTGTTCTAGACTTGATATCAGAAATTAGAGTAGGAGCATCTAGTTGGAATTCTACTTGTGTTATAGTATCATTATATTCTTCAAAGAAATCTTCTAGCGCATCTTCAATAGGTATTTCAACATCATCATTATCTGTAAAGCCTGCATCTACGTCTATTATCCAAACCTTGCCATCTGCAAATGTTACATTAACAGCTTTTAGATATTCTGCAGGCACTGCCTTTATTTCAATGTCCTTTAGTACTTCAGGCCATTGTTCTACAATACTAGGAGGTAGTTTATCAGGCACTTTCTTCAGACTTTGCTTTGGCTTTTTTCTTTGTAGGTACGAGTTCTTCTGCCTGTTCACGCAATCTTTTGGCTTCTTTAAACATTGCATCAGCTTGTGATCTATATTGAGCTGCTAGATCTTCATCGGAAAGGACTCCTGTAGACTCTACCGGAACTTCTGCTTGTTGCTGTGTATTTGTTTGACCTGGAACTGCTAAGTCTGCAACAGTGACACCTCTTTGTTCTGCAATTACTTCGTTTAATTCAGATAAGCGTATTACAGTTTGTGAATTCGGCGTCATTTCAACATCAGAAGTTGCTACCTTAACCATTTTTCCTGTGGTATGAAATGAATTTAGCATGACTTTCCCATCAGGTAGTCTAGTTCTAGCCATTGCATTTGCTAAATGTTCTTCGTTTTGACCTGCGTCTGACTCTACAAGCTTCATTAGTGCATCATGTTCTTCTGCCATTAAGTTTTCTGTAGTAATTACAATGCAACTTTCTGGCTCAGACGGAACAACTCTGTATGCTACAACTACTTTTCTTTTGTTGTTGACCATTCTGCCAACATGTTTCATATTAACCATTTTTATTCTCCTAACCCTGAGGTTGTGCTTGTGCAACGGCGCCTAAGAATTGCTCTAGTTTATTATAGACTTGTCCCACAGTGACCATTTCGTTTGGCTTAAATGCGCCACGTTGACTTGCAACATCAATAATGCTTTTCAACGCCTGTAAATCATTTACTGTCAAGTCAGGCGCAGCACCTTCTTGGGAAGATTTAGCAGTTTGTGTTGCTGGTTCTTCTACCTTAGTTTCATCGCTCATATTTTATTCTCCTATATAATTATATATGCGCATTTTATTTAGTTGTATTTCAAATGTGGACATGCCAACATGAAATAACTCATTTCTTTACTGTCTTCAAACCCGACAGTAAGTTGTATCGATCTAGAATTTTTTTTATCTAATCCTAAACTTTTGCCTACAAAAAAACGTTTTTTTAAATTTTTATTAATCCACTTAGCTAGTGAATCCTCTAAGTTAAATTTCATAGGTAAAGTAATATATTCAAAATGAGGCGGCGGAAAATTTACTTGCCGTAAATCTAAAATTTCTAAAGTATTGACTGGTTTATTTTTTATCATGCTGCTTCGTCATAAAGAACCGTTGTACCAAACGGTGCTTGAATGTTTTTATCGTGATTACTATGAATAACAAAAACTGTATCACAGTAATCTGGGTCACCCCAACTATCCCAAGCATAGCCGTCTGTGAACATTAAAAACTTTTTAGGCTGAATGTCTTGATCTTTCATGTATGTCCAATTCGCCATAAAGTCAGTGCCGCCGCCGCCCATTACTTCGTAATCTAAAAGATCCTCTCCGCCGTCTGCACTAAAGTCTGCTTCATTATACACAGAAGTATCAAAGCACCATAATTTAATTTTGTAGTCTTTGTATTCGTCCATGATGCCTTTTACTTCGCCTAAAAAGTCTCTTGCCTGTTTATTGCCAATTGATCCTGACATATCAATGCTAATGCATAAGTCGATAGTTTCGTCAAAATTCATACCAGGAAGAACGGCTGTAGTATGCCAACCTTTTCTAGATGGTCGACTAAAGGTATAATCACTTTTGATAATACTTTGAATTTGTTGTCTTAGAATTTCTCTCCAATTCATTTTTGGTTCTGTAAATTCTTGTATAATACGTTGAACTCCTGCTGGCAAGTTGCCTGCACCTGCGCTTTGTGCCGCAGTAATCATGTTTTCTTTGATTTCGTCGCGTATTTTTTTCAAATCGTCTTTAGTGTATTTAGGTTTTTTCTTGCTTACACTATTGCCATTAGAATCCTTTTCTTCTCCTGCATCACCGTCAGCAGCCCCGTCACCGTCTTCTGGGTCAAGATGCTCGTCTAAAAGTTCGCCTAATTGTCTAAGTTGCTCTTCGTCGTATTTTTTAAAAATGTCATCGTAAACTTCTTCAGAAGACCAATTTTCGTATTTAAAATCTTGAAAACAATCGACTATACTAGGTTTTTCACCAATTCTATCTCTAACAAGAACATTGTTTACAATATAGTCTTGTGCAATATTACTGATTAGAGGATCTAAATTTCTATCTTGCCAAGTGCGTCGTTCTAGATGATCAAAGACACAATGCAAAATTTCGTGAGCAATAACAAACTCAATTTCTTTATTATTCATAGCATTGAAAAATTGAGTGTTGTAATATAGATTTTTACCGTCTACCGCAGCCGTAGGACACCAGTCGTCGGCAGCTAATATCTTTAGTCTTGTGGCCATGTTGCCAAAGAAAGGATGGCGCAGTAACAGTCCTACTCTCGCAACAATAATGCGATCATATACTTCTACTCGCATTACTTCTAATTCTTCTGGAGTAATATTAGGATTTGGTTCCCAATTTTTAAGTTTGCTTGCAGTTTTTTCTGTTGCTGTAGCCATTTGCCCCACTCACTTTGCTATTTTGTATACTACTATTATAACAATATTTAACTTATTTGTCAACCAGGAAATTTAAGAACGAGCTCAAAAGAACTCGTTCTTTTTGTATCTTATGCTGATTGTGCAGCCTTAATATACTTACCATAGCGATCATGAAACTCGTCAAAGCAATCAACTTCGTCTGGATCAATTGGCAGTGCATATTGTGTAAGAGCAAGTTTAATACCCATAACAACTAACTCTGTGTCAAAATTATCCATTGCAAAACGCAAGAAATTATTAACTTTATTGTCAAACTTCTTATCATTTTTGTCCGATGCTTCTTTCAGCTCGTAACACAAAGATACAGTCAGTGAATACATTGCACTTATTTCTTTGTTATACAACTCTTTTACTTTACCTGCCAAAATGTCAGTAGGATTAGGCATATCAGCTGCAACTTTGCGGTGAGCCATAAACTTTACAGCAAGTCCTTCACCTACTGAACCTGCTACAAGATCTGTAGTAGTATTTTCGTCTAACCCGTCCTCAATTAGCTCGCTCACAAAAGACCACGAACGAGGCGTTGCAAACGAACGACTGGGTGATTTAGGATCAAAGTCGTATAAGTCTTTCTTAGCAAATTGTAAATAACCTACAACATCTTTGTTAATCTTATTTTCAACAGCCCAATCAAACCAATCATCAAAAGATACAGCAAGTTCCAAGTGAACAAAGCGGTTAGCCAACGGAGCAGGCATACGATATGTTACGCCTTTGTCAGCTTCG